ATGGCTGGCTATCGCATTAAATCAGACCCTCATCGTTATTTGAAAGATCGCGACGGCGTTTATCAGTACGTTCGCCGTGTCCCCAAGTCTGTGGCAGACAAGGATAGTCGCGCTCCTATCGTCCGCATAAGTCTAAAAACCACCGATCTCGCTCGGGCGATGACGAAGCGCAACGAGTACGAATCTGCTGACGATGCACTTTGGTCAATGCTAAATGCTGGAGCGGATGGCGATAAGGCTCGCGCACTATATGATGCCGCAATCAAGCGAGCCGACGCTATCGGCATTTCATATGTGCCAGCCGATCGGCTGCTCTCGTTTACAGATGAGGCGCTAGCGGCCCGACTAAACCTCGTAACTGGCAATCCGGAGGAAGATGCGGCCGCAGTGGGTGCGGCAAGCATCCCGTCAGTGTCTGTGACGCAAGCCCTGAAAATCTATTTTGATGAGATCACTCCCGACGAATTGACGGGTAAGAGCGAAATTCAGAAAAAGCGTTGGCGTGCGCATAAGCAGCGGGCGATCGATCATTTTGTGAAGATTGTCTCGGATAAAGCAATCGCTGATATAACCCGCGAGGACGCGCAGAAATTCTACAAGGTTTGGCTACAAATGATAACGAAGCCAGCCAAAGGCAAGCAGCCGATATCCGCCAGCATGGGTAATCGCATGATGGGTGGTATGCGCGTGCTATTTGCCGAATACTTCAAGCACATGGGCGATAGGGATCGGCCAAACCCTTTCCGCGATCTTAGTTTTGCGGAGAAAGTTGAAAAGTCGCGGCCGCCTGTCCCAACGGATATCATCAAAGGGAAGTTCCTGACCTATGGCCCTCTCGTCAGCTTAAACGAAGAGGCTCGCGGAATCGTCCTCGCGATGATTGAAACAGGATGCAGGCCAAGCGAGCTTTGTAATATTACGGCCGAGCACATATTTCTTGCCGACAAGGTTCCGCATATCCTGATTGCGCCTCGAAAAGACGCTGCAGATCCGCGTGAGATTAAAACCGCTTCGTCTGTTCGCAAGCTGCCGTTGGTCGGCATAGCGCATGAGGTTTTTAAGAAACATCGGAATGGCTTCCCTCGTTACAAAAACAAGGAAGACACGCTATCCGCGACGCTGAATAAGTATTTCAAGGACAATGAGCTTTTTCCGAAGGGTGCCGGCTATACCGTCTATTCGCTTCGCCACTCATTCGAGGATCGCATGAAAGAGGCGGGCCTGGACGATGAACTGCGCCGAATGTTGATGGGGCATACAGTTGACCGCCCACGATATGGTACGGGCGGTTCTTTGGAATGGCGAAAAGAGCAAATGGAAAAGTTCACGCTGCCGTTCGACGTAGCCGTGATTTAATACGATCGCGAATATTATCGTTTGCAGTCAGACTGCGCTGCATGCCTTCCACGCGCTCATAAAGTGGCAGGAGATTCTGCTCTGTTTCCGGAAAGCAGGCAATCACACCGGCTATGGCGTCCAACCATCGTTCGGTGTCAGCAAAGGTGTATGACGCCATTACTTGCTGCTTTCTGCCGGGCCGGCACGGCTTGCCTTATCTGCGGCTTCCTGCGCCTCTCGAACCGATTTTGAAACATCCTCGTCAGATGCGATGCCGCCCTCGTAGCTGCCTTGCGCACGCTCTCCGATGTGAATGTGCGGAATCTGCTGGTAGGCGAGGAATATGGCTACGAGTGCCGCGATGACGATAAATACTCGCTTGTAGTCTCGCGCTGACATCCTCACTCCCTTTCCCGCAGTGCGGTGCGGTGGCTTTCCGTGCTATCACCTTCGCATTCTCTATACGCTTTCTGCGCCGCCTTCACGGCGTGTTCACCCACCACCATCACACCGCCCTCCCCTGCCGGCGGCGGTTGTCATTGGCTGGATTGCGACGCTGGCCTGGAGCGCCATAGCGGAACCGAACGCCAGTAATGCGCGCCAGTTCGAAAGCGGTGTTGCGCAGCGTCTCAGCCTCGGAGTGATAGCCAAGCGCGCGTACGGCCTTTGAGATCGATAGGACTTGCGCAGCAGTCGTGCCTTGTAGCTGGAACTCAGCGGCAGTCAGGATGGGTGCCATAGCGGCGTGCGTGATGGATCTGGACATGGGGTCTCCTCGTGTTTGATGGGTGGGTGCAAAAAGCGGTGGCGCCAGTTGCGCAAATGCCGTCATTCTTGGAGGTTCGGGGGCTTAAGCGCCCCGTCGCTATCTTTCGTGCCTCATGCGGATAACCCCAATCCAACGCCGCATACGGCCACAACAAATCCAATGACGACGGTCATCTCGACCGCTTCGCGGGCGGCATAACGCAGCCACGGCTGTGGGCGGGCGTGCTTCTTGGCGCGATAGTCAGGGCGGCGCATAGGCTCGACATTACCGGCCTTTGGTGCGTCGGTTTCCGTTTCGAACTCGTCGTCGGCAAGTATTTCCAGGAGCGCGCGGTTCATGCTGCTGCCCTCCGGTTTGTTGCGGCCCGCTCCGCCGCCGGTACGTTGTCGTTCGCGGCTACTGGCTCGAGGCGATAAAACCCGTGATTGCCCGCGCCCGGATGGTTCATCGGGATGGTCCAGCCAAACGAGGGCAGGAGCTTGCGGAGGCGACTGATTTGCACTCGCACAACGTTTTGGGCGCCATCAGGACCGCCGTTCGGATCGAAAGCATAGACGTTGTCGACGAGGTCGTTGATGTAAATGCGGCGCGGATAAATCGCTGCCAGCGCGTCGACGATGTTTCTCTGTCCGCGCGGGAGGGGCGCGGCTTCAAGTTCCGTGGCTGGGTTGCGCTCCATTTCACGCAGCCTCCGCCAGATCTACCGGCGAGCAACAAGCTACGGCGCCGCTCGTCTGGAATACTTCGAACGTCTCGCCGGGACACAGAGCAGCAAGGCGCGTCGCCTCGGCTAAGGCTTGCTCAAACGAGCCGTGCTCGTATGGCATGGTGGTGAAGACTCCAACCCGGCCAGTCTTTTTGCCGCGGCGGAATACAAAGAATCCGCCGCCGATGATTTCATTCGGGCGAGGCTTGGGGCTTCTTCTTCTCGGTGCTGTTACGGTCATGTGGGTTTCTCCTCGTGTTTTTTGGTGGGTGGTCAGCAGATCAAGCTGGTGAGGCTGTCTTCGTGCTGTTCACGAGGAGATGTATCGCATCAAAACATGATGTAGTCAATGATAAAATGATAAAACGATAATTGAAATGATATTATCGCTGTGAGAATACGACCTTATGGACGCTTATCACCTGGTCGCGATCGAAAAAGACTTCTCGAGGCGGGTTATATTGATAAAGGACCAGTCGGCTCGGTTGCCACCCTACGAATTCCTTTATGTATCCATAAGGTTCATGCCCGTCCTCGTCCGCATGCAACTGAACAACGACGTCATCACCACGGCGAGGTTTGACGTGCGGATGCAGCCAAATGGTTTCACCGGATTTATACCGTGGGAACATGGATTCGCCGTCGACATACACAGAATACGCTTCTTTTACTCCAGCAAGCATTGGCGGACGTACCTCCCAGCCTAGAATCTCGCCGTTAAACTCATACCTACCGTCATCGCCACCTACTGCGCGCCCACGAACTGGAACGTCACGCTCGCCCCCAATATGTTCACTTGAAATCGCTATTTGAGGGGTAGGGCGACTCACGAGTGGCTTCACAGCGGCCGTAAGTCGTTCTGTTTTGCCGGACTGCACGACAGAATTAGCCATTAGACGCGCGAATAACAGTCGTTCGATACCGAGAGAATCGGCAACGGATTCCCAATTCCGGATGCTAGACGCATCGCCGTTTTCCCATTGGGAGACCGTATTTTGGTTCACGCCGACGCGCTCGCCGAGCTCCGCCTGACTCCATTTAAGAGCCTTGCGACGTTGACGTATGAGTGCCCCTAATCCTAGGTCTGACGCGTGAATATCTATCATTCCACACAAATATCATTTTAATCACTAAAAATAAAATCGTTATAGTGTTGACATTAAAACGATAAAACGATATACCAATCTCATCAACCGGCCCAAAGAAGACCGGAGCACAGAAAAGGAGAATGAGTTGCACAAAGAGAAGCCGGAGCTTCCGCGACCGGACAGATAGTACCAACCCAAGGCTGACCGACCAGAAAACACGAGGAGAATGACGATGGACACCAGACCAGCAGACAATGACACCCGCCCGCCGTAGGACAATAGGGACGCTGCTAGCCTGAGATGGCTAGTGGCGCGCGACGCATGCTTATTAGCAGGCGTCGGTGGGGATTGAGCTGGTTTGTAATGCCAGCCTAGAAATCGAAGGCCAGTTGTCCCGGCCACGACCGCCAATGAGCACACACATGCTCAAGACGGCCAAATCGCAGACGCACATAAGCACGAACTGCGACCAACTTAGGTTTCAGCATAAGCCAATACCTCCACGCTCTGACGGTTAAAGCCGCCTCTCAGCGAACGCAGTAACGCGCCGCTTGCCCTACATGAGAACAGCCGAAGCTGCAGAGTGGCTATTTGCTCCCCACCGACGTCTACACATAAGCATGCTGAAAATTGAAACACAACCATGAGGAGAATGACATGCAGATTGTACAGGCCAGAGGCCGAGAAATCCCTGTAACGACCCGCAGCAAGAGATACACGCCAGAACGGGCTCGTGCGGAAGCGCTGTTTCATAAACCTGCAGCGGTTGCCAAACCGCGTATTCTTGAAGATGCGCCTAAGGTAGCTGCAACACGTCTCGTTGCGGTTGAAGAAACCGAACACGACAAGGTGTTCCGCCTGGTACGTGAAGGAAAGTTTGAAGACGCTGCCCGCCTTGCTGCTCGCCTGATCAACGTGGGGCAGGTAACTGGTTTCTTCATCTATGGCAAATCGCCAGAATTCACCAAGGCATCGGAATGGCATCAGCGCCTTGTTCGCGATGGCGATGCTCGCGCCAATGTGCATATCATTTCGCCAGAACGAGCGCAGATCCTACTCATGCACAACATCGGCAACCGCCGCGTTAATGCCGCCAACCTTGCCGCTATTATGCGAGATATCGCAACCCATCGCTTTGATCTAAACGGCGAGTCAATCGTTGTATGTCAGGACGGCACGGTGAACGATGGTCAGCATCGCACTCTCGGCGTCTTGCTGACTGGCCAGCCAATTGAATCGGTCGTCTCGTACGGCGTCACCAAGGAATCGATGCGCACCGTTAATATCGGTCGCAAGCGCACCGGCGTTGATCGGTTGAATATCGCAAGCATTCCTAACGCTGTGCATATGTCCGCTATCTCAAACCTTGCGTTCGAGATGTACAATGGTCGCGCGGCTACACCTGCAGAAGCGCAGGATTATTATTTCGAGAACCAAGAGCACATCGTTCTTGCCAATTCCCTTATCGGAAATCCACAGAAGGGACTTGGGTCTGCTGCACCAGGTGTCGCCGCGCTCCACCTTCTTTCCTTGGGCGCTAATGAAGATGATATCCGTCATTTCTTCACCGCCTTCCGCACTGGTGAGATGCTAAAGCGTCGTAACCCAATTTATACGCTTCGCGAGGCTTTGCGCGAAAAGACAGTCAAGTGGACACGCCAGCAGTGGACACGTGGGATCGTGCATCACTTCCTGATCTGGCGCGCAGGCCGATCCCTGGCCGTTGCCACATCCCCCGCATCTTTGCCTGAGGTGATCTGACTATGGAACGTCGGCGGTTATTCATTGACGACATATTTATCGGCAATCGCCATCGTAATGCTGATGGAGCTAAAGTTGCAGAGATTGCGAAGAGCATTGCCGAAGTCGGACTAATGAACCCGCCGGCGGTCTGTATCCGTGACGAAATCGTCATGGATGACGGAGAGTTATGCGATGGGGTGGCGGTTTTGATTTATGGCCGCCACCGCTTAGCGGCACTCAAAATGAACGGCGAAGAATATGTAGAATGCGTCGTTCATGACGTTGACGATCTTCATGCCGAGCTCATGGAAATCGACGAGAATCTGGCCCGTTCGGAACTGTCTCCGGCAGAGGAAGCGGCGCATATCGCGCGGCGTAAGGTAATCTGGGATGAGATGAATAAAGCCAATTCGAGTGTACGGAATGCGGACGAACGAATTGGATATAAAAACCCGCCGAAAAAAGAAAAACGGTTCGCGACGTCAACCTCTGAAATTACTGGCAATAGTCGAACTCAGATTTATCAAAAAATCGCACGCGCCGAAAAACTCGGCCATGACATTCAACGCATCGTCGGCACTAGCCTAGACAAGGGCGTCGAAATGGATGCGCTCATTGGCCTGCCTGACGAAGAACGCGAAAAGCTTATCAGCCGAGCAGAGCGTGGCGAAAAGGTTAGCGCGCGTCCAGCGCCAGAGCCCAAGCCAATAACCGCCGACAAGGCGCTTGAAATTATTGCCGGTGGCACAGCCAAAGTAGTAGCGTCCAATAAGGACAGAAAGCGTCAAGCGTTCTGGGATGCGTGGGCCGCGCTGGACGAAGTCGATCGGCAGGAATTCGCCGCGATTATCTGGTCGCAGTATAAGACGGCCAACTAAAAAGCAGGCTGTTATGGGTCGGCACCACCCGTTACCCCAGCCTGCCCGTACGTCGCGGTTAACACGAGGAGGGCCGAAGCCGCTTCTACGCCGCGATTTCCTTCGCAGGTACCACCCCGCGCGACCAGACAGATGCCGTTAGACACGGCACTTGTCAACAGTCACCAACCACACACGAGGAGACATGCAGCATTCATCAAGGCACGAACTGCAGGCAACTGCCGCCGCGCACCGTAAAAATGGCGCGTCGTTCGGGAAGATTGCGGAATTGATGGGCATTACCAGAGGCCACGCCTGGTCGCTGCTTTCGGAAAGATCGCCCACGCTACCGGCGCCAGAGCCAACAGAGAAGACCGTTGTGCGGCGCACAACTTTTAACGGCGGTTATTCGGGAGGATGCATGGACATTTATGTCTCGCTGCCCCGCATAACCATTCTGGACGGTCCATTTACAGGCACAGTCCACTAGCCTTTTGAGGCAGGCCGACCGCGAGGATGACGGGGCCGACGACTAACCTCCCGACGAGGAGGCCATCTTGAAAACGAAATATACACGAACGGGCGAGCGGGACATGACAAACCGCAAGCCTTACCGGACGGCTGCGCAAAAAGCAGAAGCGCGGCAGTACGCACTGTTGAAGGACGGCCGTTACGTTTCCAACGCGCCAGTCACTTACCACCGCGCACCGAAAAGAGGTGCCGCATGACCAATCCTATGATTTCGGCGGTGCTGGATGCACTGAAGAACAACCCAGCCGAATGGCACTTTACTGAGTATCGCGCCACCAATCGCAATCGTGGCATCGACATCTGGATCGGCAATGGCCTGTATGGGCTTGATGTCAACGGTTACGGCAGCGTGACGGTTCTTTCATGCTTTTTCGGATGGCTTATTCCATGGCGCTTACGCGTTCGGCGAGCCGTATGGCGTGCCAAGGAGGCGCAGATTCGAGGTGCCGCATGACTTGCGATTGCGGTGAATGCTGGGATTTGCCCGGCGAAATCGTCGTCCACCGGCTTTGGAAGTGGAAGGGCATCATCATCGAGGAGCGGGACAGCTTTCGCTGGCTAACTGTGCGTTTCATGATTCCCGGCACGGGCCTTGTGCAGCTTGAAGTCTCGCGCTTCGAAGTCGATCCCGATTTTGAAGAGGACGGCGACGGTGTCGAGGCTGACAGGCCCGAAGATGACAACGTCATCCCGGTCGATTTCACCAAGAAAGTGAAGCTTACGAAAAACACCAAGACGAGGGGAGTAGCGTGATGGCTAAGTTTAAAGTTGGTGATCGGGTGCGCTTCAAAAAGAGCTACCCAACGTCAGTTGCCGGCTGCGAGGCCGTCGTTGTCGCAGTAACCAATTGGGGAATACAGGTGGACACACCATCTTATGGCAGAAGCACGGAATCTCCTGACAGCCTCGAGCCCGCCTTCACCATCGAAACCGGCAAGTTCTATCGTACCCGCGATGGGCGGAAGGTTGGGCCGGCGTATCGCCACCATGACGGATGGGGCATGGGAACTGAAGGCGGCAAGATGTGGGCCAATGATGGTCATCGGTATTTTGGTAACGCCCCAGAAACTGATCTCATCGCCGAATGGTCCGACGCCCCAGCCAGCAATGACAACGCCAAACCCGCAATCGTCGCGCTGATTGAAGGTGGCCATCCAAAACCATCGGACGCACCGAAGGTCCATAAAAGCGAACAATCGGCCACCGACGAGGCTGAACGGCTTGCCGTCAAATATCCGGGCCAGAAGTTCGGTGTGTTCGTTCTCGCTGACTCGCGCATTGCCGAGATCGTTATGCGGAGGGCCGCATGACCTCCACCACGTACAGCCACACGCGCAACTATGCGCCCAAAGACTACGCGGACGGCGCCACCTTATATGAGCCGGAAACCACGCTCGGACTTGGTGACCGCTTTCTATGGGGCTTGGCAGTTGTAGCTGCGCTCGCTCTGACCGTCGGCTTTTACGCATGGGTGTTGGCATGATTTCCTTCGCCACAAAAGCCACGGCTGACATGCCGTTCATCAATCCCGGGCGCAAGCCCGGTGTCGGACGCATCGGGCAGTCCTTGGCGCTTGCAGCGTTTGCGCTGGCAATCGCCACGACAATTGCGGCCTTCCTATTCTGGAACCTGCTGCTGCCGTTCTACGGGCTGCTTTATCTGTGGGGCGCGCACTGATGCCCCTCAGGCCGCCACGCGACAACTGCGCAGCCGCCCTCACAAGCCCGCCAGCATGGCTTGTCGGCTGGCTCATACTTGCGGCTGTCATCGCCGCAATCGCCGTTACCCACCACACCTACTGAACACGAGGAGACCTATGGCTCTATCTCTTTCAAGCCTGAAGTCGACCAAGAGAAACGATCCGCCCGTGATCCTTCTCTACGGCGTCGACGGCATCGGCAAGACGTCGCTCGCGGCTGAATTCCCAAACCCGATCTATCTGGCAACCGAAGGCGAGCGCCCGCCATCCGACATCGAAATGGCAACCCCCGGCACGATTGAATCCTTCGACGATCTGCTGAACGTCATCGGCGAACTGCTAACCGAAGAACACGACCGGCGCACTGTGATTATTGACAGCCTAGACGGGCTGGAGCCGCTTGTCTGGCGTGCGACATCGGCCCGCCTCGGTATCAACAGCATCGAGGAGGCCGGGTTCGGGAAAGGCTACGTGGAAGCCGATACCGAATGGAACGAGCTCATGGCAGCGGTGTCGGCGTTGTCCCGTGCTGGCATGTATGTAGTCATGCTGGCGCACCCTGAAATCGTGCGCTTCGACAGCCCGACGACAGATCCTTATTCACGATACCAGCCCAAATTGCACCGCCGTGCGAATGCACTGGTTCGCGAGAAGTCCGACATCGTCGCGTTCATGAACTACCGCATCTCCATCAAGGAAAAAGAAGTGGCGCGCCAGACGAAGGTTAGCCACGCGGAAGGCGGCAAAGAGCGCCAGGTGCACTTCAACGAGGCGGCGGGTTTCAACGCCAAGAACCGTTATTCGATGCCCGACAGCGTCGTTTACCGCAAAGGGCAAGGCTTCACCGATATTGCCAAGTTCTGGCCGGTTGCCAACGACAATGACCAGAGGGACGCCGCCTAATGGAAAAAGCTCTCGCGGGCCTTGTTGCAATCGCAGCCATCCTCTTCTTCGCACCGCTCATCGGCGTTCTCGGTGGCGCGTTCGTCGGCTGGGTTGTGGGCCTGTTCTTCGCAGAAACGATCCACGCCTTCCTTGCCGCCGTTGGCATCAACGCGGCAGGCCTTGCAATGTGGCAGATCGGCGCTTCGCTTGGTTTCATCGGCGGGTTCTTCCGCCCGGCTATTCATCGGGCGAAGGCGTAGGCGGTGAATGATGAAGATGTGCTTCCGCGCACCCGCGCGGAGGCGAAAGAAAGTGGCTCCAAGCGCTACTTTACCGGGACGCCGTGCAAGCATGGGCATGTCGCCCCGCGGTTTACAAGCAGCCGATCATGCGTCTCATGCGTTGCGGATCGAAATAGGGAATGGGCCGCCGAAAATGAAGATCACCTGAAGGCATATCGTAAAAAGGCATACGCAGAAAACAGGGATGAAATCCTATCTAACTGGTCTGAATGGTATGCTGAAAACCACGAGCGTGAACTAGAAAAGAAGCGCACGAGGTACGCGGACAACAGAGAAGCGGCGTTGGAATACGCGCGTGAATATCGAACCGCAAATTCAGCAAAAGTGAGAGCGGCAACTGCAAAATGGCGTTCGGAAAACCCCGACAAAGTAAAGAAATCTTGGGCTGACTGGTACGCAGAGAACGGCAAATTCCGTGACGCCGAAAAGCGATCCACGCCTAGAGGTAAACTGGACGACCTTATGTCATCGGCCATTTACCAGGCGGTTCTTAAACGTAAGGCAGGGCGCAGTTGGTCCGATCTCGTGGGGTATAGCGTCGATGACCTTATGGTGCATCTAGAACGCCAATTCCAACCCGGGATGACATGGGAAAACCATGGGCAATATGGCTGGCATATCGATCATATTATCCCCCGATCGGCGTTCAATTACGAAAAGCCGGAAGACATAGATTTCAAGCGCTGCTGGGCGCTGGAAAACCTGCAACCCCTCTGGTGGCAGGACAACCTATCGAAAGGCGCGAAACTTACCAAACCTTTCCAGCCATCGTTAGCGCTGGCTGTTAACGACAACCAACCACTACAAGCACGAGGAAATGACACATGGCGCAACTAGGCGTTCAATTTAACCCGCAGGATCACAGCACCGAACAGTCTGATTTCGAGCTGCTGCCCAACATGATTGCAAAGCTCGAAATCTCCGCCGGCGATGTAAAAGTCGACGGAACGGACATCGCGGTGAATTTCACAATCGATGTGGTCGAGCCGGAGGAATACAAGGGCCGCCGCATTTGGCACTGGGTCGACGTTCAGAACCGGGACGCTCAAAGACAGGAACGTGGTCAGAAAGACCTCGCCAAGCTCTGCCGGGCGGTTGGTCATGACGGGCCTCTGGAAGATACCGAGCAGATCCAGTTCATCACTTTCACTGCGCAGATCGTCCAAAATCCCGCTGGCGTCAGCAAGAAGACGGGCAAAGCATACAATGCCAGCAACCGTATCCGGAAACTCTTTTATCCCGATGAGGGCAACGTCCCCCAGCCTTCGATCGACGCCAACCAGCCCGTAGCGCAGGCCCGCCCGGCCAATGACAACCGGCCGGCTGCGGCAAACAGCAATAAGCCGGCGCCAGCGGCTGCTGCGGCAGGCAAGAAGCGACCTTGGGGTTAAGCCAACCCGCTACTGGCGCGAAAGCGCCGGTAGCAACCCACCTTACCGAACCGAACACGAGGAGATACGCATGGCTTATGAAGCGGAGCGCAGACAGATTGATGCCGCGCTGCCAATACGCTTTGACGGCGCCTTTGTAGCTGGCGGCGCTGTGACGAGCGTTTTCACCGGCGTGAAGATCAATGATGTTGATCTTTACTTCAAATCACGTCGGGCGTTTGAGCGTGCCGTTTATGACGCATATGAAGAGGGCCTATGGTGTGTCGCAGCTAGCAAGCGAGCGGTAAGGTTTGCTGATCGCAGCGATAACATCGCCCAGTTGATGTATTTCGACTTCTTTCCGGCTGCCGAAGATATCTTCAAGGCATTCGATTTCACCGTCTGCATGGGCGCTGTGGACTTGGATACAGGGGAAAAAATTGAATGGAGGGGAGGTTCACGTGTCACGCTTGGCGAAAAGCATCCCGACTCCGGCTTTGTTTTTCATCCGGACTTTCTGAAACACAACAGCCAGCGCTTCCTGAAATTCAACGCTGGAACGCGATATCCGCTGGCTTCGTCAACACGCGTTCTGAAGTATCAGCAGCGCGGCTACACGATCGGCAAAGGCGATATGATGAAGATCGCACTGGCTGTTCGTGGCGTGAAAATCGACACATGGGACGATCTGAAGGACCAGATTGGCGGCGCTTACGGCGACAAGGTTGTTCTCGGCAATGAGGACAAGCCGTTCTCCATCGAGGCGGCGATTGATGCACTGACCGTCGACGACGCCCAAAGCGAGCCTTGGGTACAGCCTGCGAACGACAATATGCCGGGCACTGCAGAAACACTGCTGGCGCATATCGCAAACCTCAACGGCGTCGACTTCGTCCTTCCTGAACTTGATGAGGATGGCTGGCCTTTGGCTGCCTAAACCCAGCAGGCGCGGCTACCAACCGCGCCTACTACCACCGAACACGAGGAGATACGTATGGCCCCCCTCCCAAAAGCTGAATCCAGCACTGTCCGCGCTATCTACGCCGCTTACGAGGCCCAGGCTAAGTCCTGGGACTCGTGGGGCATCAGCGTGGGCGAGGCCGGTACTGAATGCGATAGATCCCTGTGGTACGGCTTCCGCTGGGTATCAGCGCACGAGGTTCATTCAGGTCGCCAGTTGCGGTTATTCGCAACGGGTAACATTGAGGAAGATCGGCTTGTTGCCGATCTTGAGCGCATCGGCGTCGAGGTCTACGGGCAGCAGGACAAAATCAGGCTGGTGTCTGGCTTTGTTCGCGGCAAGTGCGATGGCAAGGCAATGGGTGTGCCAGAAGCGCCTAAAACCGAGCATTTGCTGGAATTTAAGTCCAGCAACGAGAAGGGCATCAAGGAACTGCAAAAGCACGGCTGTCAGAAAGCCAAGCCTTTGCATTACGCGCAGTGCCAGCTTGGGATGCATGACTTTGGTTTGTCGCGCTGCCTGTATCTGGCGTCATGCAAGAACACCGACACGCTTTATGCCGAGCGCATCGAGTATGACGTGGAGTTTTGCTTGCGACTGCTGGCACGCTGCGAACGCATCGTGTTTTCGGACCAACCGCCCAGCCGTATCAGCGAAGATCCGGAGTTCTTCGGCTGCGTGTTCTGCAAGCACCATGGAGTCTGCCACGAAGGCGTCCAGCCGCGCGTGAACTGCCGCACCTGCCTTCATGTCCAGCCCGAGCATGGCGGTGATTGCCACTTGTCATGCGCACGCTGGAACAAGCCATTGTCGATCGACGAGCAGCGCGACGGCTGCCCGGCTCACCTCTATCTTCCGGGGCTGATAAATGGCGAGCAGATCGATGCGGATGAGGTCGCTGAGACGGTTACATACCGGCTGGCGACGGGTGAGATTTGGGTGGATGGGGTCAAATGAGATTAGCAATTACACGGACTAAGACAGGCCATAATTGCATGCCGCTTCCAATAGCAACGGCAAACAAGCCGAGGCGTGCAGATTTGGAAGATGCAAGCAAATTCTGCACGTGAGGAAGCCTGAGGTTCTCCTCTCTGATCTCGGACCCAAATCTAGCAAGACCAATCTTCAGTGCGTCGTCCTCAGATAGCATTACCGAACGTGCCGCCACCCATGCGCCGACAAGCGTCAAAATTAATCCAGCGGCTGTGGATACGTCTGCCCACCAATTGAAACTTTCACCTAACGTCATGGATTTAGCCCCCAAATGCTAACCTTACGCGATTATCAACGCGCCGCGGTTGGCGGCCTTTACGACTACTGGCGCGAACAACCCGGCTCACCACTTATCGTATTGCCGACCGGCGGTGGCAAGAGCCTCGTGCTGGGTACAATCTGCAAGGAACTGATCGAAGGTTGGCCCGACATGCGGGTGCTAGTGGTAACGCATGTACGCGAGTTGATCCTATCGAATTATCAGGAGCTTCTGAACATCTGGCCTTTCGCGCCTGCTGGCATCTTTTCGGCCGGTGTAGGTCGACGGGATGCGAAGGCGCAGATCGTTTTCGGCGGCGTGCAGACCATCGCAAACAAAGCCGACCAGATCGGGCATATCGACGTCGTTCTGGTCGATGAAGCCCACCTGATGCCCAGAAATTCGGAAACGCAATACGGCAAACTGATTGATGGCCTGCGCGCCATCAATCCGGACCTAAAGTTGGTCGGCCTCACGGCCACGCCTTATCGCTTGGGCGAGGGGCTTTTGACGGAAGGTGACGGTGCGCTTTTCGACGACATCTGCTTTGAAAAGCCGATCGGCGAGATGATCGAGGAAGGCTATCTCTGCCGTCCTATCTCAAAGGGCATGGCGACTGCCTTCGACCTGTCCGGCGTTGGCAAGCAGGGCGGCGACTACAAGCAGAACGCTCTGCAGGCGGCTATCGATAAAGACGATATCACGGCTTCCGTGGTCGATGAGATCATCACGTATGGCACGGCGTCCGGTGCAGAGCGCAAGGCTTGGCTGTGTTTTTGTAGTGGCGTCGAACATGCCCGGCATATGCGGGATGAAATTCGCAGCCGGGGATTTAGCTGTGAGACGGTGACCGGCGACACCCCAACCGGTGAGCGCGACCGGATTCTGGCTGACTTCAAGGCTGGCAAGATCCGCGCTCTGACGAACAACTCGGTGCTTACGACCGGCACGAACCTGCCGATCATCGATCTGGTCGCGTTTTGTCGCCCGACCTTATCAGCGGGCCTTTATGTCCAGATGGCAGGCCGCGGTCTGCGCCTTTATCCCGGCAAGGAGAACTGCCTGTTTTTGGATTTTGCGGGTGTCGTGCGCAAGCACGGGCCCATCGATGCTGTCACCCCGCCCGGAATGAAGAAGGGCGACGGCGAAGCGCCGGTCAAACAGTGTCCGCAAGAGCCTGACGATCGTGGTCTAGTGGGCTGCGGCTCGCTGATCCATGCCTCGCTGCATACCTGTCCGGATTGCGGGTATGAATTCCCGGTTGATGAAACGCCGAAGATATCTGCGCAGGCCGAAGACGTGCCGATGTTGTCGAAGGACAACGCCAGCACCCGCCAGGTGGAGCGCCGCACCTTCGCATACCACGAAGGCAAGGCCGGTAAGCAGGACAGCGTGAAGGTGTCCTACTGGGTTGGCATGTCGCCAATCAACGAATGGCTCGGACCCGCCCATACAGGCTTCTTCAAGTCGAAGTCAGACAGGTGGTGGCGAAAGCACGGTGGGCAGGCGCCGTTCCCGAAAACCGTGCTGGAATTCATGGAACGCCAGAACGAACTGCTGCCGACCGCGGAAATCGTTGTGAAGCCGAACGGCAAATACTGGGAAGTGGTCGATGCCATTGCGGGAGCTGCAAATGACAACGTGCCAGAGGCGAGCAACGACAATGTGCCGGCATCAAACTACGGACGAGTATCTGCCGGGCTGGCTGAAATATTGGAGGACAATATTCCGTTCTAGGGAGTTCCGCATCGCATGTTGGGGCGGGGGCTCTGGTTCATGCGATGCGGATGCATTCCAGAGAAGGTTTGCGGCACCAGGATATGGTCATATTAGCGAATGGTGAAATAACAGAATGTAACGGTTGCCAACAATAAGCACCGCAACTGCATGAAATAGAAAAGCCCGCTTCGCGATTGGGAGGAGGAGCGAAGCGGGCCGATCTGAAAAGCGCGGTTGGGAGGAGGAGTACCGCGCTTAGGGTCCGGTTTTTGGGAGGAGGAGTAAAACCGGACGAGGCGTTAATAGGCGGCCCACCCATGCGTTGCAAGGGTCGAATTCGCATAGCAGATATGCAGGAAAAAATAAAAACCGCCCGGCAGCGGACGGTGCGCGCCTGGGCGGTCTAACTCCCTCCCAAGAGTGGCGGGAATATACATAAACAATCGTCGCATGCAACAGTTAAAAACAAGTATTAATCGCACCAATTCAGTAGGATTAGGTTTATCAAAATAAACCAATCCATTAACGGGATGCGCCGCGAGGCGTGTTAACTTACCAAAACCAAGCACCGAAACACGAGGAGCAATGATGACGGACAAAGCCGACAACACGAAAGTACAGAACTATCTGGCCTATGATGTCACCGTTCTGGAACGGGAATTCGCCGACTTGGTTGCGGCATACCCAGAATTGGCCGAAGATGAGGAACTGCGCACCGACACAATCGAAGGCGAGACAGACGCCTATCGCGTGCTCGGCAAGATCGTAGCAATTGAGCGCGATGCAAACAGCATGGTACTGGCCATCGGCGAACGCGCCAAGGAATTGGCCGCGCGCAAAGATCGATACGCCAGACGCAAGGACGCCATGCGGGCCTTGTTGCTGCGTCTGTTGAAGGCCGCCAACCTGAACAAGGTTAGTCTGCCGGAAGCAACTCTGTCGGTCAGCAAAGGGCGCGCCGGGGTTGAGATTGTGGACGAAAGCCTGCTGCCCGAGAACGTTGTGAAGCTGAAGCGCGAGCCAGACAAGACGGCGATAAAGGCGGCGCTGGATGCTGGGGAAGATGTGCCGGGTGCAGTGCTGCGGGAAGGCCAGCCGAGCGTTACGGTGAGGGCGGCGTGATGGCGAAGCTAGATCCCGCGGATTACGTGCCGTGCATCAAACGCTTGCGGGAGCAAGGGATGGGGCTGGACGAGGCAAGGAAGCAGGTGGACCGCGAGTACCTTCTGAATGCCATCGACGAAGCACGCAACTTCTATGAACTGCGCGGGGTTATGCGCGCCTGTATGGAGAAGGTGTTGTGAGCAACTACGGCGACCAATTCATGAAGTGCCCTGAGTGTGGCGGCACGGCAGAAGCGGAATGCGTCGACGTTGGCGTGGGTCTTTACATCAGCGACGAGTACGAATGCCCTTGCGGCTATAACTCGGCGGCCGATGGAAGGATGAATGTCGCCACCTACGACGACTGGTTTCCCGACCTAACCCGCCCGATTGCTGCCGTGCAGCAAGGCGGCGCATCCAGCCAATAACCAACACCCCGCCAGCCACCAACTGGTGGGTTACCACCACGATACACGAGGAGATGAGGATGAATGAACCGCTACCGAGCGGGCCTTTCGGCTGCGTCCTTGCGGACCCGCCATGGGCATTTAGAACCTACAGCAAAAAGAATGTCGCGCCGGCTAGAGGTCGCCAGCCTTACAGCGTGATGTCGCTAGATGATATCCAGGCGCTACCTGTTGAACAGGTATGCGCCCGCGACTGTTTGCTGTTCATGTGGACCGTTTCACACCTGCAGCGTGAAGCTTTCGACGTTGCTGCATCGTGGGGATTCCGTCCTGTCAGCGTGGCTTTTGTCTGGGACAAGGGGCGCATGGGAATGGGCTATTGGACCCGACAGGAAGTTGAAATCTGCCATCTGTTCAAACGTGGCAAGCCGCGTCGTCTTAGCAAAGGCGTGCGTTCGCTGATCAAGGCACCCCGCCGCGAGCATAGTCGCAAGCCTGATGAGCAATATGAGCGCATCGAGCGGCTTGTCGATGGCCCGTATCTTGAACTATTCGCGCGCCAAGCGTGGCCGGGTTGGTCGGCTTGGGGGAATGAGGCGGGCAAGTATGTGGCCGCAAACGACAATCAGGATTTGCTGGGGAGGGTGGCATCATGACCGACATCTGCCACGTCTGCTCCCGCCACGCCGTAGGCCTCGGTGTGCAAGCAGACCGCGAGCCCATCCGCTGGCTGTGCAAGGAATGCGCCGACATTGCCGAGCATATTCGGCATCGTCGGCGATTGGACCCTTACGAGCTAAAAGCGCTTGATACCGGCGTCGAGGCGGTTGGTGAATACTTGCAAGAGTTGGGAAAGACCGACCTTAAGGACATGGATGAACTCGAAGCGCGCATGCTCGTGAAGGCCGCGTGGGAAGGGTGCGGGCGGGGGATGCGGGAAGCTTTGAAGGAGGCGCCATTTTGATGAGACACGACAACGTTGTTGCTAGCCGCAGCAATACGCGTATGCCGAACGGCATCGTGTGATACTAACGTCTTCTGCCTTCGTAAAGAGGCGCCCACTCGCCGATGAGTGCAGCTTCAAGGGTATTCATGACTCTCCGCGGAGTTGTATCAGGAAATAAAAAATCAATTCGCACTGTGTGTTGCCAAATCCAATCTTTAACATTCTCAGGGGTGATTGGCGCGCCGTCGAGTGGTGACGCAGCGCAAATACTCCTAGCGAGAGTACTAGGTACAGATGGGATTAAGTGATAATGGTGATAGCTATAACGCGACTGGTTCCTTTGACTGGCTTGGCCCACTTTCAATGTAATCAAGCTATCCCGTAAGTGGAATGAGTAAATAGCCTTCTGGCTTCTTGGTAGCGGTGGGATTGGTTTGTCATGCACCAAAATCCGCTGCTCAACCAATGCACCATCAATATCGCTGAAGTGCTGGATAAGCTTGCTTCTCAAAAAGGCCAGTGAAAGCTCAGCCTTATGCGACAATGGCTGAAGCGATCCGTCAAGAAACATACATCCCCCCTATTTCTCAGGGAGACTTTATGCAAATTTCGCAGGAACTCAATACCGACCCCATGCTCGACGTTGCGCTATCCTACACAGCGCGCAACTGGCCTGTATTTCCATGCCGTGCCGCCGATGAGGAATTCGTCGACGAGGACGGCCTGATAGAAATCCTCGCGACTAAAACTCCGCTGACCTCAAACGGGTTCCGCGGTGCGACGCTGAATGAGCGAATTGTTCGTGAACTCTGGCGCCGAAATCCCGGCGCGATGATCGGCGTGCCGACCGGTGCGCCTATTGGTGCGTGGGTGCTGGATATCGACCCGAAGCACGGCGGACCGGATACGCTCGCAGCATTGGAAGCCGCGCACGGCGCATTGCCCGCCACGCTCACGGCCGAAACTACGAGCGGCGGCCGTCATTACTTCTTCAAGCATAAGGCTGGCGTTCGCAATCGTGGCGCTCTGGGCGCTGGCATCGATGTTCGTGGCGACGGCGGCTATGTCATAGCGGCCGGCAGCGTGCCTGCTGTTGGCCAGCCTTACCGCTGGCTGGTCGATATGGAACCGGTCGATGCGCCGGACTGGCTGCTGGAGCTTGTCCTGCCACGGTCATACGACAGCACGACCATGTACCAGGCGCCGTCGGTCTCAGGCACGCTCAACGATCGGTATGTCGAGCGCGCGGTACAGTCTGAGCTCGACGACCTCGCCATGGAGCCGATGGGCAACCGCAACAACCGCTTGAACGACGCTGCGTTCCGGATGGGAACATTCGTCGGTGCTGGTGCGCTGGCGGAATCCGAAGCGCGGGCATTGCTGCAAGATGTGGCACGCGGCTGGGGCAGGGACTTCCCACGTTGCTGCAAAACGATCGACAATGGGCTGAAGGCTGGCAAGATGCATCCGCGTCAGGCACCAGAAGCCGTCAACGACAATACCAAGCTCGTGGACATTACACGCATGCTCGACAATGCGCGGGCGAAGGTGGACGAGCAGCGGGAGCCCGAAGCGCACAACGACGTACCAGAGGCGCCGCCCATCGAAGAAGAGCTCACCGACCAACCCATCCTCGCAGCTACGCCATTCCAGTGGAAAGACCCGTCGACACTGCCACGCCGCGAATTCGCTTTCGGCCGGCATTTCATCCGCAAGTATGTCTCAGTCACTGTTGCACCGGGCGGCCTTGGCAAAACCGCAAACAGTATTGTGGAAGCGCTGGCAATGGCTTCGGGCAAAGCCTTGAACGGCGTCAAGCCGCCCCGCCGTCTTAAGGTCTGGCTGTTCAATGTCGAAGATCCGCGCGACGAGTTGGAGCGGCGCATCATGGCGGCGTGCATCCACTTCAATCTCAAGCCTGAAGATATTGATGGACACCTGTTCCTCGACAGCGGCCGAGAGCAGGAACTGGTCGTTGCTATCGACGACAAGAAGGGAGTCAAAATCCAAGAGCCGATCGTCGAGGCTGTTGCCGAAACCATCCTTGCCAATGGCATTGACGTAATGATCGTCGATCCATTTGTGTCGACGCACCAGGTCAATGAAAACGACAACGGCGCAATCGACAAGGTCGCGAAGCTCTGGGCGCAGATCGCGGATTACACGAACTGCTCCATCGACATCGTGCACCACCTACGCAAGGTCAGCGATCGCGAGGCTACCGTCGAAGATGCTCGCGGCGCGGTGGCGCTGATCGGCGCAGCGCGTTCAGTGCGCGTGCTTAACCGCATGTCAGAAGCGCAAGCCAATGAGGCGGGCATTCCCGGTATGGAACGGTTCGGCTACTTCTCGATCACCTATGGCAAGTCGAACCTTACACCGCTGTCACACCGGTTGGACTGGCGGCATATCGAAAGCGTGGCGCTTGGTAACGGGCGCGGCTTGACCCAGCCCCAGGACCACGCTCCGGTCGTGACGGAATGGCATTGGCCGTCCAGCGAGGAAGTTGCCGAAGGGCTGACTGATGACCAGAAAGACGCAATCCGTGGCGCTGTGAACGGCGGCATGTACAAGCAGGCGCCGCAGGCCAAAGACTGGGTTGGACATGCGGTGGCATATGCGCTGGGGCTGGATATCGACGACGAGGTGCAGAAGAAGCGTGCGGGCCTTATTACCAAGGCACTCTTCAAGGAAGGTTTCCTGGCGAAGGTCGAGGAGCGGGATCCAGTGCAGCGGAAAACGACGTCGTTTGTGCGGGCGGTTTGATTCAACTGATGCCAGTATAACTTTGCCGCTCGCATTTGCGTGCCCTATCTCATAAGATTAAACGGTGCCGCCTACGAATCTTCCTCGAACAAATTGGAATACACTATGGACAGTGCGGTGCCCTTCCTGCATGCGCGTGGTCAGTCGGCTGATGAAATTCGGCTGTTGGATTGGAGCCGGAACCCCATAGGGGTGCCAGCGAGTTGGCCGGCGCACTTGGTCACTGCAGTACAGATGATGTTGGCTTCGCATTTTCCCAAAGCAATCATTTGGGGGCCGGAGTTTACGACGATTTATAACGATGCTTTCCGACCAATTCTCGGGGAAAAAGAGAACTGCATGGGAGCATCGTTCCGCGATATCTGGTCGGAGGCTTGGGATGAGTTGCTGCCCATGGTTCAGAAAGCCTACGCTGGCGAGGCGACATTTATCGAAGACTTTCCGCTCGTGATCGATCGACACGGATATGATGAACAATGCTATTTCACATTCTGCTACAGCCCAATCTTTGATGAACAAGGTCGGGTCGGCGGGATGATCGACACGGTCATTGAGACCACGCAAAAAGTGGAAGCCGAAAAGCACGCCCGGATTCTGAATACCGAACTCGCTCACCGCATCAAGAATACCTTCAGCGTGGTGTCCGCTATTGCGAGCCAGACATTCAATAACAATGCCGATGAAGAGGTCATTAATACATTCATAAAGCGGCTTTCTGCGTTGGGGAACGCGCATGATGTACTGAGGCTCGGCAAGAGCTCGGAAGGTTCGTTGCGTCAGATCGTATCTGGAGTAACAACTGCGCTTGCAGTTGACGATCGCGTTCACATGGCAGGGCCAGATGTATCGGTAGGCCCGAAGGGCGCATCGACCATCTCGCTATTGGTTCACGAATTGACAACAAACGCGATTAAGTACGGTGCGCTTTCTAATCCTACGGGGCAGGTGCAACTGAACGTTGCTATATCCAAAAGGCAGGTTGAGCCGGTTTTCTCAATGAATTGGATCGAAATCGGAGGACCGCCGGTAGCCCCGCCGACAAAGTCGGGTTTTGGCTCCAAACTCATAAGAATGGGGCTTCTTGGTTCGGGGGAAGTTAGGTCCGAATATAGACCCGAAGGCTTTAGCGCAGAGTTTACCGCACCGCTGCTGCAGCTCCAGGGAGAGGGGCGCTTGTTTGACTCAACGTGATATCGGCCGGAAATTAAATCGTGAAAGCGGGGCTTCGGCTCCGCTTTTTTGGTTCGGAGGGAGGAAAATGAACCCGAGATAACTGTCTGGCTGACGCGCACAATTTTGTGCTGGTCTGCTGTTAATAGCGATGCATTGTAATAGCGTTGCAACTAAGAAACGAATCGTTGGACCAGGAGAGAAAGTTGTCATTCCCTAGCGAGCTGTTGATTAAGGGTGCTGCGATTCCAATTGAGATTCACGCCGGGATGTCGACGATTATTGTGGGAGCGAACGGTACTGGCAAAACACAATTAGCCAAGGAATGCGAACGACAGCTTGGGGCCAGTGCGCATAGAATTTCTGCGCAACGAAAGTTGGCACTAGACCCGGCCATTGAGAAAGTGAGCGAGGAGAAGGCCCGCTTCCAACTTCGGTTTGGATACCACAGACCTGAGGATTTTGGCGGTCCGCAGCGAGCGCGTGATGTCCATCGATGGGGCAGTGGACAAACATCGTTCATCCTTAACGATGCTGGACATCTACTGCAGTTGCTTTTTGCAGAGCAAGCTAACATTGCAGTGAAGGCTTACAATGCTTCGGCGGATGGTGTTCCAATAGAGACGCAAGAGACATTTCTTCGCAAACTCAAGGTAATTTTCCATCGCGTATTGCCGACTAGGATTTTAGAGATTACTGCGGATGACATCAAAGTAGTTCCAGTTGGGGGCGATGCTGCTGGAAATCCATATAGCATCACTGAGATGAGCGATGGTGAAAAAGCAGTTTTCTACATAATTGGACAAACATTAGTTGCGGAGCAAGGCTCGGTCTTTATCATGGATGAGCCTGAAATTCATGTTCATCGTTCCATACTTGGGCGCCTGTGGGACGAGTTAGAAGCGGCACGCCAAGATTGCGCGTTCCTTTTAATTACTCATGACCTTGAATTCGCCGCCTCTCGGGCCGGCAAGAAATACGTAGTTAGAAGTTATGCGCCTAATTCTGGGTGGTCGATCGAAAACGTGCCTGAAGCCAAAGGGTTCAGCGAGGATATCGTCACACTAATTCTCGGTAGTAGAAAGCCCATTCTATTTGTTGAGGGAGAACAAGGAAGTCTAGACGTTGCTTTCTACCGGGCCTGTTATCCAGGGTGGACTGTACTACCTCGTGGTGGGTGTGAAAGTGTCATCCACTCGGTGGTTACCATGCGTCGCAATGCGGCTCTGACTAGGGTGCAATGCGCGGGACTGGTTGATGCTGACAGTAGAGGCGCCGAACAGGTTAAGTATTTGGCAGATAATGGAATCTATGTGCTGCCAGTATCGGAAATTGAGAACCTTGTACTCTTGCCGGCTGTGTCCCGCGCGATTCTCGCAATGAATGACTTGGGTGCTGACGAAATAGAACTAAAGCTAGCAAATCTTAAGAAGGCAATCTTTGCTGACGCCCAAGTTGAAAAAAACATTAATGAAGTAATTCTTGGATTTTGTAGGCGGCGTATTGACCAAGCTCTCAAGACGATAGACCTTTCAAATGCCGAATCTGTGGACGACCTGCACGCGTTTTATAAGGAGCGTACCAGTAGTCTAGATGTAAGAGAGCTTGCAGACGAGGTCAGAACAAGGATTGCGGATGCTGTCGGTAACGACGATCTAATTGCATTGTTGGCAATCTATGATCGAAAGAAGCCGCTCCTCGCGCTAGCATCTTCCCATCTCCGTAACTGGAATATTGAGGTGTTTAGCAGTTGGCTCGTGCGCGCTATGCAGAGTTCACATGACGACAGACTGCGGGAAGCCGTTATTTCTGTGCTCCCCAAGATCAAAGAAAGCTAGGTTATACAACCCACTGTCACAATCAAAATACAACTTCTGATACTGCGCACTTCTTTGTGCGCACTTCTCGAAAAGACCTAAAAGAAGTTCGCAAATGCACGCTGCTTTTGGTGCGTAAGTGTTCTTATATAGAAACTTACGCACAAAGCGCGCGGCGCGCAGTTCTCGAGTTTTGAGAAGTGCGCACTTTTCCTGATTTTTGCCAACTCCAGAATACAACCTGAACTGAGGTTGGCGCAAAATTTTCGCCACGCTGCGTCGGCCATTAACACGACGTTTATTGAGGCACTCCACACTCCTCTCGCCGCTACCAACGGCATACCGCAATAAACACGAGGAGCTCACATGGCACGCAACCGCACGCGCGCGCCTTCATCTACGACCACGACCGCCACCAAAACACAAACTGTCCGCATTAACGGCGCCCGCGTCAAGATCACCACCAGCAATGGCCGCGTTACTACAAAGCCAGCCCTGCCGCTCGAATGGGAATTACAGGCGGCACAGGTGTCCGCACTCCGCCGCCTGCCACAGTACCAGCGCCAGTTCCTGCTGGCGGGAGACATGAACGCCAGCAAGCGTGGGCCAAAGGCCCAGGCGCAGGCAATCGCAACGGGAATGACCAGCGGCGAACCTGACCTCCGCATCTATGGCGAATACGGTCGTCTGCTGTTGATCGAGAACAAGGTCGGGCAGGGGAGACTGTCACCAGCCCAGAAAGACCGCCACGCGGCCCTACAGCGGCTCGGCTACACGGTTCTGGTTATTCGGGCCACCACGACGACAGAAGCCGCTGAGAAGGCCGTCACAGCGGTTCTAGGGTGGCTTGCACAAGAGAAGGGGAAAGCAGCATGAAGAATTCAAGACATGGATCGCTCGCAGAACAGTTGAAATCGCTTATGGCGTATCGCAACCGACCGGAAGGCCAACCAGAACCATTAAAGACGAATTGGTCCGTCGCGCCTGGTGCGAATGACAATGACCCGGAGGAGGTTGCGGAAATGCGCTATGAGCGCGACTGGCGACAGACACCGTCAGTGCAGGCCATCATGCAGAATGTAGCTACTGGCGATGTCGAGAAGAATGAGAATGGACGGATCGTCCGTATAGGCAAGCTGCGGTTTAGCGATGGTAACCAGACTGAAGTCGGGTACGTACTTGGCATTGACGGCGAAGTTATTCAGGCAGACATACGTATGCCAGCGGGCGCAATGCTCGGCATGAAAGATAAGCCCGACCGCGCGTCTGGTGGCGGAGCAGACCCGAAGGATACCAAGGCCAGTAATCACTATTTTGAGGATATGCTTGGAACTCTGCCGCATCGATATATCCCATCAGGCAAGCGTCGGAATGGGCAGGATTACAGCGCTGAAGAATCCGCCCGCATTCTCGCGGAGGCCTATGCAAATACCGATATGGAAAAGGTTACTTTCACGCGATACCCAAAAGGACTGCCGTGTGGCTCGCCGAAGGTGGCCGATAGTTTCCTCGGTATGCGCAAGACCACATGCGCGGGAGGAGGAGATGAATCATGGGAAGATACGCTGTCTGCAATGATCGATCGCGATCTCTGGTTCGAAGCACTTCAAGAATTAAAGGATAGGGATCGCGACGTTCTGGATGCTGCGATGGATGCGGCCAATTATGAGGAGGTGGGACGCGCTGCTGGCATGTCTGGTGAATATTCCCGACGCAAGGGCGGCAAGCGCGCTTTGCTTGCGGCAAATGATAATCTTGCCGCCGCAATAAAAAAATACGCGGCTTAGGTCCATATTTCGCAGTCTCGTGCGGAGTATAGTGAAGGGGTTCAACCGCTATGCGGTTGCCCCGCACTGTTCCGTGCGCGAGGCGACGGACGCTCGGTCATGTTGCAGTTGGGTGCAACCGCTGAACCGGGCGTAACTATCGGCAAGGCAGCATAGCTGAGAAGGTTGCGTTTCGTTCGTGGCCGTTCCTTACCCTTTCAACAGCAAGCGCAGCATCATTATACGGATGAACGCGACCCGCCTGCATTATGTGCAGGGCAGGCGACCGTCACATCGTGGTCGGGATAACCATGGACACCCGGATGCTGAATAGACCACTGCAGGGTCGTTCGTTTGCTGTATTCATCCAGCGCCGTTTCTCCTCCGGCTGCTGGTTCGGCGGGTTGAGCAGCCGGCGTTTCAGGTGCTGCTCCCCGCCGGCACGATTGGCTTGATTGATTGTTGGGTCCTCCTAATTGATAGTTGGAGGAGCCAGACATGACATATTCCGCAACGAACAGTCCATTTCGTACCGGTGTCCGAGGACTATGCCCGAGGTGCCAACAAGGACACCTGTTCAAAGGCTATCTAACACTAACAAAGCAGTGTGAGGTTTGCGGTCTGGACTATTCGTTCGCCGATCCCGCTGACGGCCCCGCATTCTTTTCGATGTCGATCGCCGCGGTGCCTGCTCTGCTATTCGGTATCTGGTTGCAATCAGTTTTTGATCCACCGATCTGGGTTCATGCAATCACGACCCTACCGATAATCGTGATTGCATGTGTTCTGTTGTTGAGACCAATTAAAGGTTGGTTGGTCTGCTCCCAGTATTTTCATAAAGCTGAGGAAGGAAGGATTGATACCGACTGGCGGCCAGGTCCGCGATAGTCTGTTTCAACTGGCTGGCTCAACGGAATCTACCGGTATCGACTGCCGCGGCCCTTCATGAGCATGCATGCAACCAAGGCGACCAGTCCGACGGATGCCCAGGCGGATGTTGTGCCGGGGTTTTCTCGTGCGTACTGCACAGCACGTTGACCATGTTCACGTGCGCCTTCGGCCAGCACATTCACCGCGTCCTTCGTGGACGCGAGGGCGTCGTCGGTTGCGCCGGATAGATTTCCGAGATGATCTGACAATCGGGACGATAGGCTGCTGATTTCCTTGCGCAGTGCGTCGATTTGTTCGGACAGCATGCCTTCGGTGGTCTGTGCCATTTCATTCTCCTTTTCGATTACGAGGAGAGAACGGGAATGTGCATTCAATTGTTCCATTCAAATTAAGCGGGCGAGAGCGCTGGTGTGCTCGCTAAAGGCTCTGTGTTTGATGATGCAGTATTAATTGCCAAACGTCCGATGAACCAACATACGCAGAGCTACAATTCGCGTGATATAAAGGTTCACCTGCGCGCCGCGCCTCAACTACGTATGTAATCGCAATGCAATGGCTATCTTCGGCCAGCGTCATGTCGTGCATCAGAACATTTTCCCACCTCGGTACGTCTTTCAAACTCTCCAGAATGGATTTGTGACTGAGAGTGCCTACGGATGGCAGGACCATCAATGCTTGCTGGTGTAAGTGCTGCACATAAAAAGACACGCCTTCCAGCCAAAATCCTCTTTCCAAATCCCAAATTGCTTGAGCGTGCATGACTAGCTCCTTTCGGAAACGAACAGCGCGGCAGCAGAAAAGTTGCCTAAGCGAGGTAAAAAACCATGTTTGATCGTCTCTTTCGGATCGCTACCGATGTTGTGACTGCGCCGATAGCTGTCACGGCAGATATCGCCACCCTTGGCGGGCTGGTCAATGACCGCGATGAACCATACACCCTGACCAAGGCTCGGCGCATTGGAAGCAATGCCGCCAAAGTCGTTGACGCGCTCGCGTCCTGACCGTCGCAGCACGGAAGCTGCTGCCTACCGCAAGCTTTACAAGACCGCACGATGGCAACGCTTACGTGAGCGGCAACTGACTGCACATCCATTGTGTGCCTACTGCTTGCAGCAAGAGGACGTCACGCCAGCAACGGTGTGTGACCATGTCCGGCCACATAAAGGCGATAAGGCGCTGTTCTTCGATCCCGACAACCTTCAAAGCCTCTGTGCTCCCTGCCACGACCGCATCAAGCGTCGAGAAGAACTCGGGCAGGACGTTGTTCGTTTTGGATCCGACGGGTGGCCGATAGCATAACCATGCAATTCTCGACCTCTTGCATGGTTCAGGCGGGTGAGCTTCGGCTCCCCGCCTCTTTCATATGAGGTCGACAAGGAGTCGAGACCTTGGATCTATTTGGAAATAGCATTTCTGCACCCGTAGCGGACAACGATAACCGCCCTGATTATTCGAGGCTTGGGAGGTACGCAGAGTTTCTGGTTTGCGCTGATATCACCAAAAATGGATACCACGCTATTCATTCAGATACGTCGGGTTTCGATGTCCTGATGATAGCAGGCCACAAGACGTATCGAATTCAGGTTAAATCATCATCTATCATTAGGCGCCAACGCGCTGAATGGAGATGCAGAATATCCGTGGACCGACGCGGCGGCAACGCTAGCCGGAAGCGTGAGGTTGATCGGCGTGATGCCGATATACTGGCTCTCTTCCATAATGACTTGGAAACTATCGTTTATCTGCCGGTTTTGCCTGGGTGCGGGCATCTGAAGCTGCCTGTCAGATATTTGAAGGAGTCAAGAACGATAGAAACCCTTCAGAGCGCCATGTCACATATGGACGGAACGCCAGTTCATTACATTCCCGACGGTATCCCGGCATAGACGGGGGATCAAAAAGTGTCCACGTCCGCAGTCACAGGACCAGCGGGGACCGACAGCGCACGCATCTGCAATTCAAAACATGACCCCATAAGGATTTCATTCCATGGCAAAGCCGAGAAATCCCCTCGGCAAAGCGAAGGTCGAGGGTCGCGACAAAATCAATGCCGGGCGGTACAAAAACCGCGCGGAACCGGCCACAAATGGCCCTCTTGGGGCTCCTCCCGTCTGGTTGAAGGATAGCGCCGATATCAAGGCGAAGTCGGCCTGGAAGCTTTTCGCCAAAGAGCTGCCGTGGCTGAATGAATCGCATCGAACACTGGTCGGTATGGCCTCGACTATTCAGGGACGCATCATGGCCGGGCAGGAGGTAGGCGTGCAGGCGATGAATTTGCTTCGCCAGATGCTTGGCCAGATGGGCGCTACGCCTGCCGATGCCTCGAAGGTGGCAACTCCCGACGAGGGCGAAGAAAAGGATGATCTGCTTGACTGATAGACCTGCGCTTGAGCGTGTGAGCGCTTATGCGCATGCCGTCATTGATGGCAGAGAAGTTGCTGGCCCTCACGTTCGCAATGCTTGTCGCCGCCATTTCGACGATCTCGAACACGGCCACGAGCGCGGGCTTTACTGGGACGACGATGCTGCTGACCGCGTATTTCGGTTCTTCGAAGGGCGACTCAAGCTTTCTGAAGGCCAGTTCGAAGGCAAGCCTTTCAAGCTGCATTCCTCGCAGGCTTTCAAGCTGGGTTCGCTGTTCGGATGGAAACGGGCCGACGGTTCTCGCCGCTTTCGTCGCGCCTACATCGAGGAAGGTAAGGGCAACGGTAAGTCACCGTTTGCTGGCGGTGTCGGACTGTACGGGCTGATCGCTGACAAGGAGGCTGGCGCGCAGATCTATGCTGCGGCTGCCAAGAAGGAGCAGGCGGGAATTCTCTTCCAGGATGCCGTTAAAATGGTTCGCGCCGCTCCTGCGTTGGTCGAACGGTTGAAGTTCAGCGGCGGCATCGGGCGCGAGTTCAACATTGCGCATCACAAATCCCAATCGTTCTTTCGCCCGATCTCGAAGGATTCCGGCAAGTCTGGCTCTGGTCCGCGTCCGCATTTCGCGCTTTGTGACGAGGTGCACGAACATCCCGACCGCTCGACGATGGAAATGCTGGAGCGCGGCTTCAAATTTCGTCGTCAGCCTCTGCTGCTGATGATTACGAACTCGGGCAGCGACAGAAACAGTATTTGCTGGGAAGAGCACGAGCACGCCATCAAGGTAGCCGCTGGCACGCAAACGCCTGACGAGGATTTTACCTATGTCGGCGAGGTGATCGACGACACAACGTTTTCCTACGTCTGCGCGCTGGACAAGGGCGACGACCCGCTCAAGGACGAAACATGCTGGAAGAAAGCTAACCCGCTTCTCGGCGTTATCTTGACCCAGGAATATCTTGCTGGTGTTGTAGCTCAGGCAAAGCAAATGCCAGGCAAACTGAACGGTATTCTTCGGCTGCACTTCTGCTGCTGGACCGATGCCGACAAGGCATGGATGCCACGCGAGACCGTCGAAAGCGTAATGGATGACTTCGATCCTGAAGTCGAACACGTTGACAAACCGGTTTTCATGGGTGTCGACCTGTCGGGCAGCAAGGATATGACTGTGCTCGCGTGCGTTGTTCCTACTGGCTTCAAGGAAATGGAGCGGGAAGACGGATTTACCGTCAATCTGCCGACGTTTGATGCGTGGGTGGAGGCTTGGACGCCAGCTGATACGCTGGAAGCGCGAGAACAGGCTGACAAGGCGCCATATGCGCTTTGGGTAAAACAGGGGTGGTTGAATGCTCCGCCCGGCAAGCGAATTAGATATGATTTCGTGGCATCGCGGGTCCAGCAACTCGATCAGGCGTTCGATATCAAGGCCATCGCCTACGACCGATATGCCTACGACAAGTTCCGCGAGGAAGTCGAGGCGCTCGGGTTGGACATTGAACATGTCGCACATCCGCAGGGAGGCAAGGTTCGGGCACGCCCCGAGCCTGCAAAGGTAGAAGCAGCGAAAGCCGCTGGCTTACCGCCGCCGCAAGGCTTGTGGATGCCGGGCTCAGTGTTGGCGCTCGAGGACATGATCATCGATGGTCGCATTCGTATGCGACGCAATCCCGTCCTGATGACCGCTCTGATGGGCGCCACCTTTGACCATGACCCGCAAGACAATCGGTGGTTCGTCAAAACGAAGGCATCGGTGCGCATCGACGCCGCGGTTGCACTGGCAATGGCGGTTGGTGTGGCGATGGACGGAGCGGTTATGCCGAAAGAGTCCGTCTACAAGAAACGCGGCATCCGAATGGCCGGCTAATCGGAACAAGGAAAGATATGGGTATTTTAGACCTGTTCCGGTCCAAACCGGAGGCAGCGCCTTCGGTCGCGCCGAAACGAGCGCCGCGAGCTGACTGGCAATATTTCGACGGCTTGAATGATCCAAGGCTGGCCGCCTTTCTTGGCGGCGGCGCAGAAACTGCGAGCGGCATGGCGGTGACGCCAAAGGCTGCGCTGTTTAACACAACGGTCTTTCGCTGTGTCGACCTTATTTCAGGCAGCATCGGAATGCTGCCTTTCTACCTGATGCACAAGGACGGGAAGGGGCGACTTCACCCAGCCGATGATCATTCTCTGTTTGATGTTCTTCTTACGCAGCCGAATAACTGGCAGACGGCGTATGAATTCCGTCGGCAGCTGCAGTCACATGCACTGACCTACGGCAATGCTTTCGCTCGTATTGTCCGAAGCGGCAAGCGCGTGGTCGCTTTGCAGCCACTGCACCCGACTAATGTCACCGTCGAGCAGAAAGACGATCTGACCGTCATCTACAAAGTCGTCTTGAAGGGCGGTCGATATGTCGAGCTGCCCCAGTCGGAGGTATTTCATCTCCGTGACATGACGGACGATGGCGTCATCGGCCTTTCCCGTGTCCAGCAGGCAAAAGAAGCCATTGGCCTTGCCATGCAGACCGAAAAAGCCGCGGCTCGCCTATTTAAGAACGGTACGATGGTCGGCGGCGCGCTCACGCACCCAGGTAAACTCGGTGACCCGGAGTTCGAAAACCTCGACACCAGTCTCAAGGAAAAGTTCTCTGGCGCGGAGAACGCGCACAAATGGCTGATCTTGGAAGAAGGCATGAAGGCCGAGCCGTTCTCTCAGACGGCAAGAGATAGCCAGCAGATCGAGACAAGAAATCATCAAATTGAGGAAGTTGCACGTGCTTTTGGTGTGCCGCGACCTCTGTTGATGATGGACGACACGTCCTGGGGCAGCGGTATAGAAACCCTTGGCCAGCTTTTCGTCCGTTATGGACTGGCGCCGTGGTTCACCGCTTGGGAACAGGCGGTTTCTCGGTGCCTGCTGACCCGCGAAGAGCGTCGATCGTATCAGGCTGATTTCGATGAGCGCGAATTGCTTCGTGGTTCGATTAAAGATCAGGCTGAATTCCTCGCGAAAGCCTTGGGTTCCGGTGGATCTAGACCGTGGATGTCACAGAATGAAGCCCGCGATTATGTGGGCTTGAGCCAGAGCGACGATCCAGACGCGGACAGCCTCAAAAATCCAATGACGCAGCCAGAAACTGGCCGCCCTCCTTCAGGAACGCGTAATGAGCCTTAACAGAACGCCGGTTGCAGCCGTTGCGCGACCGAAGTCGTATCAGTGGGATGTGCCTCTCTCCGCCTTGGAGCGGTGGGAGAGCGCCCCCCAAGCGGCAGAAGCTGACGATCCGAACACAATTTCGATCTTTGACGTGATCGGCGAGGATTATTGGAGCGGAGGCGGGTTTACGGCCAAGCGAGCCGCCGCAGCGCTTCGATCTATCGGGAAAAACCCGGTCACCGTGAACGTGAATTCGCCGGGCGGCGACATGTTCGAGGGATTGGCGATTTACAATCTCCTCGCAAGCCATCCCGGCGAGGTCACTGTCAATGTGATGGGTTATGCGGCGTCTGCGGCATCAATCATCGCGATGGCTGGCGACAGGGTGATCATGTCGACCGGTTCGATGATGATGATCCACCGAGCTTGGGGCCTTGCTGTCGGCAATACGCACGATTTTACCGACGCTGCGACACTGTTTCAGTCCTTCGATAGTTCAATGGCGGATATTTACGCAGCCCGAACCGGACTGGCGCAAGACGTCGTACTTTCCCTATTGGATGGCCCGTCAAAGGCGTCGGACGGCACTTGGCTATCTGCCGACGAGGCCATTGAAAAGGGATTTGCGGACGAGAAGGGCGCTGGAATCGGCAAGCCAGACGCAAAAGCTGAACTTCCCGCACATATCGCAGCAATGCGCCGAATTGACCGGGCGCTAGCTGCAGCAGGTGAGACGCGGCGCTCGCGTACTCAACTTCTCCATCAAATTCGAGGCGAGCGTGATGCCGCCGAGAACGCCAAGCGCGATGCTGGCGAGGACACGACAAGCGAAGCCGCCATTCGTGCGGCACTTTCCAGCAATTTATCAATTCTCAGGAGGTAGTCCGAATGGACGCTACCGAAATTAAAGCTCTTATCGAAGAGCAGGGCCGCGCATTTGAAGCGTTCAAGGCAGAACACAGCGCTGCGCTCAATGACGTAAAGAAGGGCACGGAAGATGTCGTTCGAACCGAAAAGGTCGATCGCATCAATGCCACTGTCAGCGATCTTCAGGCGGCTCTCGACGAGCAGGCCCAGAAGCTCGCTGCTTTGCAGACGGCAGGTGCCTCGCACCCGGCTCGCGACATCAAGAACGCCGAATACACCAAGGCGTTTGACCGCTTCTTCCGCAAAGGCGATGAGGCAAGCATCGATGCATTCATTCAGGCCAACCCACAGGCCGCGATGAGCGTCGCCGTTCCAGAAGATGGCGGCTATACGGCGCCGACCGAATGGGACCGCACCATCACCGACAAGCTGAAGGTCGTTTCTCCGATGCGCGGTATCGCTTCGGTCATACAGATTTCTGGTAATGGCTTCTCCAAGCTCTACAACGACCGCGCTACGGCTTCGGGCTGGGTAGGTGAAACCGCTGCGCGTCCTGAGACCCCGGCTGCAAAGTTCGCCGAGGTGAAGTTCAACACCGGCGAAATCTACGCGAATCCTGCGGCAACGCAGCGCCTGCTGGACGATTCCGAAATCAATCTCGAAAACTGGCTTGCCGGTGAAGTCGAGACCGAGTTCGCCTATCAGGAAGGCATTGCGTTCGTTTCCGGAAATGGCACCGACAAGCCCAAGGGTCTGCTGACCTATACGGCGGCGAATTCGCACCCGTGGGGCGCAATCCCGACGGTGAATAGCGGTGACGCAGCTGGTCTCACGACCGATGGCCTTATTGATCTGGTCTATGACCTGCCTAGCGAGCGCACCCCGAATGCGCGTTTTGCAATGAACCGCAAGACGCAGGGCGCTATCCGTAAGCTGAAGGACGGTCAGGGCAATTACATCTGGCAGCCGGGTCTGGTTCTGGGCCAGCCAGCAACGGTCCTTGGCTTCCCGGTCAGCGAGCTTGCTGCAATGCCGGACATCGCCGCTGACGCCATCCCGGTTGTCTTCGGTGATTTCCAGCGCGGCTATCTGGTGGTTGACCGCATGGGTATTCGCATCCTTCGCGATCCGTACACCAACAAGCCTTTCGTGCAGTTTTACACCACGAAGCGCGTTGGCGGCGGCGTTACTGATCCGACGGCCCTGCGTTACCACAAGATCGCAACGGCACCGACGCCTTAATCTGAATAGTAACGGGGCGCCTTCGGGCGCCCTTCATACAGGAGGCGCTGATGGAAGTGCGAGTTTCGAAGGCATTCAAGGCGGTGCCTGAAGGCGAGGTTTATCCGCGCCAGTTTGAGGTTGGCGATACTGTGTCGGGTCGCATGGCCGAGGTGGCGCGAGCGCTGGGCTGTGTCGCGGACGAGCCTGCCAAGAAGAAGGGCTTCGATCGTGGCAGTGGATCTTGACCGACTGAAGCGGCATCTTCGAATTGAATTCGATGATGAGGATGCAGAGCTTGAAGAATATTTGGCGGCCGCTCAGGGGGCGGCTTTGCGTTATATGAACCGGGCTACGGCGCCGACAGGCGCTGAAGCCGAAGTGGACGCCGCTGTCCTGCTTATTGCGGGAGACCTTTACGAGAACCGCGAGCGACAATCGACTGCCGAGCTGTTCGAAAACAGATCCGCACGCTGGTTGCTTGATCCGTATAGGCTGCTGCGGGTGTAAGCGCTAACCCACCTTGCGGTACGTTCGTAGATTGCCGGAAACGCGCTGCATCTTGTCCGCAATTTCCCTGATAACGAACGAATAGGGCTTATCAGGGATTTGGGTTTTCTCGTTTTTATATTTCCGAGGCGGTCGAACGATGAACCAAAACTCACTTTCGTAAAGCTCATCAAAGAAGGTCATGTAACGCAAAACGCCAGCTACTTCCAAGGTAACGTCTTCCCTACCGTAAGCGTTTTGCATAATCGAAATGAACTGATGGCCCACATTGAACGAAAGTTCTGCTCCGGGGCCGAGTGCATTCCATCGGGTGAAGTCTGCTTTTCCCAAATCGATTTCACTGAAAGGCATTGTTCGTACAACTCTTCCTTCAGAATCGAGTTCTCGTGAAAAGATGCTGGCCTTGTACTCGAACCATTGGGCAGGTGTTTGACCGGTGTTGTGAACAAAAATCTGGCAGGAAGGGTACCGCCCTCTTTCATCACCCCATCTTAGTTCGGCGCGCTCAACATGGACATAGGCGCGGCACTGGTCTCTCCCCGACTGAAGGGTTGCCAAGACTGCGTCATCAGCTGCTTTAACTGCTTTTCTCGTTTCGTGTAGCGTGTCGCGGACGAGAAAAACAGCCCAAGCACTGAACGATGCAGCCGCTACAGACACCAATATGCCTGCCCATTGTGCGTACGTATCGTTCCAGGGGTCAAAATGATTAATGGCGTTTACGATCCTAGAGACATCATCCTGCTGACGTTGGTTATCGTTTGGAGCGTTTGCGCCGGCTTCCATTTGATTGGTTGGCTGACTGAGCCAAGCTGTGGCGACGATCGCGAGAAGCGCTAATCCAAGCGCGATCAAGGCATATTTGTTTTTATGTCTGTCCACGTTTTCCCCCAAGAAAGCAACGCCCGAAATGCCATCAAATCCGAGTCTGGCAACCATGTCGAGCAAAGGAACGCATATGCCCTGGCTCCACTTCACAGCCACCTACGACTTCATTCCAAAGCCTGCGGTAACGATCCGCTACCCGGCGGGCTACGTCGGGCTAGTGACCACACCTTGCGCTAACCGCGCCATAGCTGCTGGCAAAGCCGAGCGGCTTCCAACTCCTACAAAAGACGAGGCTGAAGCATGGCGAAGCGCGCAGGTGCCGGCAGCCTGAATTGCCGTTTGACGTTTCAGCGTCGCGAACAAATAAGCGATGAATGGGGCGGTACTCGCGGTGAGTGGGTCGACCAGTTCACCGTGCCGGGAAGGCTGGAACCGCGATACGGCAGCAATGCCGAAAGCATCATGGCTGCGCGAATGCAGTCCATGCAGCCGTACAATCTGACCATCCGCGGCAGCAGCGCGGCAAGGCAGATAACGGCATCGTGGCGGGCATACGACGCACGGGCGGGGAAGACAGGGGACAAGCCGAACCGGGTTTTCGGTATCAAGACTGTCGTCAATCCGGACGAGCGCGGGCAGTACGTTGAGATGCTAGCGATTGAAGGCGAGGAAACGTGATGGCGATCCTTGGCCTGAAAAGCCTCAATCGCAAGCTCAAATCTCTGCCCGCCTTAGCTGAGGCCGCGATTAAAGTCGCGATGGAGCAGGGTGCCGACGAAATCGTTGCGATGATGAAGCGCCTCGTCCCGGTCGATAATGGCGATCTACGAGATAGCATTGGCTGGACTTGGGGCGACGCCCCAAGTTACAGCCAACGGATTGGCGCCGTTAAGTCGAAAACTGGCAATCTCAAAATAACGATCTACGCTGGAAACTCGAAGGTTCGCTACGCGCACCTGGTCGAATTTGGCAGTGCGCCGCATATCAATGGCGGCATGTTCGCGGGTACACAGAACCCCGGCGCAAAGGCGCAGCCATTCTTTTTTGTGTCGTTCAGGGCGCTCCGGCGTCGGACCAAATCGCGGATCACTCGAGCGATAAATAAATCAGCAAAGCAAATTGCATCGGGGTAGCCCATGGACCCTGTCCTTGAGCTGCAAGGCACGATTATTCAAAGGCTTCGCAGCAATTCTGCTCTCATCGCATTAATCGGTCAGCGCAGTTACGATAACCCGCCCACTAACGATCAGGGTCAGGTTTCGCCTTCTATTTTCCCATATGTCAGCATCGGCCCGTCGAGTTCTGCTGAAGATGACGCCGACTGCGTCTACAGCCACGATATCGTGTTTCAACTCGACGTATGGTCGATCGAGCCCGCGCAAAAACAGATGCGTGACATAACAAACGCTGTCCGTATCGCCTTGCGGGGGTGGGAGCCTCCGTTGACGATCAACGCGCTCGTATCCTTCGATTACTGGCGTACCGACTACATTAGGGACGGCAACGTCAATCATGCGGCCATTCGATATACGGCAAAGATCGAGCAGCCGTAGGAGGCTCCACATGGCTTGGGCCATTTTCAAAATCGAATGTAATTGGTCGCGCCCTCAAAGTCGGTTCTCATTCAACGCAAAAGCGTCGCCTGAACCCCAGGAGCGACCGCAGGATTTCGTAGATTACTGCGTTGCGCATGGCTGGGCTGAGCAGATCAAAAGCCCGACGCGCGATCAAAAACGAGCTCTAAAGAGCCGCAACCGGGCGAAGTAGCCCTTTCACCTGAAACCGGGCCTCAAGCCCTTTCAAGGCTGGCAGTTTGCCGGCCCGTTTTCGTTTGGAGTTTTCCATGGCTACAAAGCCGATAACAGCCGCATTCCCTGATTTTGTTCTGGAAGTCGAAACCGAAACCGAAGGAACCTTTGCCAAGATTTGCGCGCTCACGCAGCGCGGCATCAACCGTCAGCACAATATGCAGACTACTGAAGTGCCGCAGGATTGCGACGACGAAAGTCTGCCATCTGCCATCGAACGCGCTGTGCAGTCGTCCGAAGTGACAATTCCCGCCAGTGGCGTCTGGTCTTCCCAAAGTCACAAGTTGCTTATGGATTGGTGGTATTCCGGGCAGACCAAGAACATTCGCGTTCAGCACGTCAAGGCCGCCGTTGGCGACACGGAATATGAGACTGGTCCAGCGTATCTTGTCGGCTTGAACAACGCCGTTGAAAAAGGCCAGAAGGTGTCTGCGGAACTGGATATTCAGTTCGACGGCGTCCCAGCACGAACTGCGAAAGTCGCGCCTTAATGGCCAAGGCGCTGACGTGGGCGGGCGGGGAGCACGACTTCGATCTCCGCCTGGAGCATCTTCGCGCACTTCAGGACAAATGCGATGCAGGTCCAGAGTGGATTTTGGCTCGTCTTTCCAGCAAGCAATGGATGGTGGACGACGTCATCCAGCCCATCCGATTGGGGCTCGAGGGCGGGGGCATGGACAAAGAAGTCGCTCGAAAGCTTGTTCAGAAGTTTGTCGAGGATCGGCCTCTCACGCTATCCGTGCTGACGGCTCAAGCAATCCTGATGCTCGCTCTTTATGGCGACCCGGATGATCAGCCGGGGGAGTTGGACGCGGGCGAGGGGAAGAAGACCCAAACCCGCTCCCGCGAGGGAAATGGAAATTTAACCGCTTCTACCAATGGGCCGGAATAATTCATCGCGACGTCGGCAAGATGACGCTGTGGGAGTTCTCGTGCGCCATTGAAGGCCACCAGGCGTTCAATCGGCCCGAAGAAAAAGCAGCCCCTGAATTCAGCAACGAAACACTGGCCGAGCTTGGAATCGAGGGCTTCTGATGGCAACTGACGTTGAACGGCTCATTGTGTCTTTGGAAGCCCGTACCAAGGCTTTCGAGAATGCCCTGAACCGGGCAAACGGTGTTGCCAACAAAAGCGCTCGCCAGATCGAGCGTCGCTTTGCGGATATGAACAAAAACATATCCGCCACGTTCGCTAACTCGCTGAAAAATGCCACCGCACTTGCAGGTGTTGGTTTTAGCGCGCGCGAGATTGTCCAGTACGCAGATGCGTGGACGCAGGCGGGGAATATGATCCGCGCCGCGGCAGCCTCTGCTGGCGTTCAGACGCGAAGCCTTGAACAATTGAATGCTGGCGCTAACGACGCCCGCGTAAGTCTAACAGACTACGCAGATCTCTACGCGCGACTGATCCGGTCAGCTTCAGGCGTTGCGAAATCTGAAGAAGAAATCGCACTCGCTACCAATCTTGTATCGAAGGCATTCAAGGCGGGTGGCGCATCTGCTCAGGAACAAGCGGCGGGTATTCTCCAGCTTGGTCAGGCTCTCGGCTCTGGCGTTCTCCAAGGCGATGAACTTCGTTCCATCCGTGAAAACGCACCGATCGTGGCGAAGGCTATCGCTGATGAGTTCAAGGTCTCCATTTCGGGCCTTAAGCAACTCGGCGCGGATGGAAAGCTAACGTCGGATCGCGTTTTTCGCGCAATCATCAATGCACAGAAGGGCATCGAAGAGCAGTTCGCTGCCACCAACGCTACGATAGGCGACAGTTTTACCAAGCTCGCCAATAATCTGACTCAATATGTCGGACAGGTGAATGAAGCGTACGGCATTACCGAAACGGTTGGTGGAATTGTCAATGCGCTGGCCGACAATATTGGTTTGGTGGCGAACTCGGCCGCCGCAGCCGCAGTGGTCCTGCTGTCTCAATATGTGCCAGCTATGGCGCGAGTTGCTGTCGCTGGCGCGGCTATGGTGGCGACAAACCCCTTCCTGCTGCTTGCTGCTGGAATTGGCGCCGCCACTTTTGCGATCTCGGCTTTCGGCGACGAAATCAAGCCGATTGCTGGAGAAATGGCTAATCTTCAGGATTATGCTGCTGTAGCATGGGATGCCCTAAAACAAGGCGCTATGGATGTCGCGTCGTTGGTGCGCGATGATTTTCTTTCTGCGATCAACCTAATTTCTGAGGCGCTTTCTGGAACGAAGGTAACTTGGGAAGATGTATGGACTACGGCCAAGGGTGTAGCCAACAACATAATCAATTCGATTGGCTTCCTCTACGACGCTACCGTTACCACATTCACGAAGCTTCCCGGCGCTGTAGCGGAAGCGGTTATCAACGCCATGAACTCGATGATCGCCGGGATAGAGGCCGGTCTTCAGAAGGCGTTGAACGGGATTAATGCTGTTTCAGCCGCGCTGAATAAGCTGGATAGCTTCGTAGGTGTCGCGCCGACGCTGCCGGAAAACCTGACTGTTGAACTTGGTCGCTTGGATAACAGGTACGCGGGCGCGGGTAAGGAAGCTGGCGATGCTTACGGTGCGGCTCTTCAGAAAGCTGCCGAAGATCATCTTGGCAAAATTGGCGAAGCGTGGCGAGAACAGGCGAACGCTCGCGCACGTCAACGAACCGCCGATGCAAAGGACCAAGACCTTATCGCGCCGAATAGGACGGCGAACACGGCTGGATTTGGCGGTGGCTCTGGTGCGTCTGCGGATGGCGATGGCGGGAAGAAAAAGCGAGCGCGCAAGGAACGCCAGAACGAGCTTCAGCGTGAGATCGAGCAGATCAAGGAGCGCACGGCAACGCTCCAAGCCGAAACCGCAGCGCAAGCCCAGATTAACCCGCTGATTGATGATTACGACTACGCAATCACGAAGGCGAGGGCCACGCAAGAGCTTTTGAATGCGGCAAAGAAGGCTGGCATTGAGATAACGCCTGCGCTGAAGGAGCAAATCAACGGACTGGCTGAAGGTTATGCTCATGCAACTGCTGAGGCTAACAAACTGGCCGAAAGTCAGGAACAGGCAAGAGAAGCTGCTGATTTTTTCAAGAACAGCATGCTTGATGCCTTCCAGTCTATGGTTCCGACTATTGAAACCGGCAATAAGGCTCTCGACAAGTTCCTGAATACTCTGATCGAAGCTGTTCTTCAGGCAACCTTGCTCGGTAAGGGGCCGCTCGCCGGGATGTTCGGCGGTGGCGGGATATTCAAGGGCGGCGGTTTGCTCGGTGGAGCAATAATTCCCGGCATTCTGCATAGTGGCGGTGTCGCGGGTTCGGATGGTTATGGGCACGGTCGGGCTGTATCGCCATCGGTATTCTCAGGTGCAAAGCGGTACCACAAAGGCGGCATTGCCGGGCTTCAGCCGGGGGAAGTTCCGGCTATTTTGCAACGCGGAGAAGTAGTTCTTCCGCGCAACGCAAAGGCCGGTTTCGGCAGAACCGAAACTATCAATGTCGTCCTTCAGGATGACAGTGGCCGAATGGCCCAGATAGCCGATCAGCGTATTCAGACGGCTTCCGGGGCGATTGTTCAGGTTTCGGTGCAGCAAAGCACCAAGGCCGTTCAATCAAACTTCCCGACTATGTTGGCAGACGCACAAGCGAGAAAAATGTAATGGCAACCATTCTCTGGCCCCGTTCGGTGCTCAAGCCGAAGCGCGACCCGTTCAATATTGCCCCGCGTACACTCGCAGGCCCTTCCAGCGTGTCGGGCGTGACGCAGGTTACTGCTTCCGACGCCGGTATCTGGAAGGCGACGTTCAGCGACATCATCATCCGTCGTGGATCGCCTTCCGTTCTCGCATTTCGGGCTATTGCAAATCTGCTGGAAGGTCGTTTGCGTCCGATCCTGGTTCCTCGCTGTTGCGCTTATCAACCGTTCGATCCTGACGGCAACGGCGCCGCTGATAAAGTGCCTCACTCCGATACCAGCCCGTTCAGTGATGGCGGGCTGTACCGCTCCCGATCAATCGATATCCGCCTGACCAGCAACATACCGCTGCGCGGGACGACGGCGAACATATCTCTTGTTACGGCGGGCCAATTGCAGCCGGGTATGGATTTCTCCATCGGAGAACGAATGTACCGCATCCGCACAGTGCAGATGACTGGCGCAAACACGGCGACGATCACATTCCGTCCTCCGGCCCGGGAAGCCGCGCCAGCTGGTAGCGAGATGGAGTTCGACTATCCAGTGTGCCGGATGCGTCTGGCCTCCGACAGTGAAATGGACCTCGATCTTGATCTGATTTCGCAGTGGTCATTTCCGACCGTCAATTTTATCGAGGACGTGTAATGTCGTTCTTTAACACGGCCCAGCTGGCAGAGTTCGCCAAACATGAAGTGAGGCTGGATTTCCTTGTCGAGTTCCGCTTTGCGTCCGAGACGATGCGTGTCTGGAACGGCAACACGGCGCTGGAAACCGGAGGCAATCGCTATGAACCGATGTACGGCTATGGCTCGATTGACGGCATCGGCATGGCTTCGACCACTGCCGCGCAGAATGTCACGTTCCAGCTTTCAGGCTTGCCGGATGCGACGCTGAACTTTCTTGCTATGGCGCTGGATGCAAATGACGAGGTGGATCAGCGCATTGTCGTTATATCGATCCAGCTTTTCGATGAGGAATGGCAGCCGCTTGGCGGTCCCGCGCCGATTTGGTGGGGCTTCATGCAGCCGCCCCGCATCAGCCGCACCGAAATGCAAGGTACAGAAGGCGCTATTCAGTCGATCAGCATGACGGCAGAAAACGCATTCTTCAACCGGTCACGACCTGCTTATGGCCGCTATACCGACCGAGACCAACAGCGCCGTTCACCCGGTGACAAATTCTGTCAGTTCATCGGTTCGCTGCTCTTCAAGAGCTTTAAATACCCGGATTACTGATCCCATGAACATTGCCGAGTTTGTAGCTGCCGAGGCGCAAAAGCCTTTCCAGTGGGGAGAGACTGATTGTGTTTCGACCGTTGATCGCTGGATCAGGTCTTGCACAGGCCTGTCGCCGCTGGCTTGGGTAGACAGGGAATATTCGGATGCTGCCGGGGCTGCCTCGGTCCTGGCAGATCGTGGCGGGCTGGCTGTGCTGGTCAACCGGGCAATGCGCTCGCAAGGGTTCATTAAGACCGGCAAGCCTGTGACCGGCGATGTCGGTTTGATCTTCCATAACGAAAAACTCTGTATGGCAATCCATGCCGGGAATTGCTGGTTCTCGCACGATGAACATGGGCTGATTGGTGCGCCACTGTCCGCTGTCTGGAAAGCTTGGAGAATTCAATGCCAGTAGCTCTTTCAGGCATCATTGCGTCTGTGGTCGGCGCTGGCGCGCTTGGCGCTGCCTTGCAGACAGGTCTTGCCCTGATCACGCTTGCCGCCGGTACGACGCTTGGCAGCTTGGCTATTGGCCTGGGTATTTCTTACCTGGCATCGTCGCTGTTTCGTCCAAAGCAACCGAAGCCGGAAGATGTGCAGCAGCAGGTTCGCCAGCCTACGCCGCCCCGCATTCGCCACTATGGCCGCGTTAAGACATCTGGCGCATGGATATTCGCTGAAACCCAGAGCGGCGGCTTCTTCAAGGTTCTTGCCTTGGGGCAAGGCCCATTCGATGCCATTGAAGAATACTGGCTTGATGATCAGAAGATCGATTTGCTGCCGGACGGCTCACCGACCCCGCCGAGCAAATGGCGTGAAGGAACGACGGGAAACCCTCTCTTGCGCATCCAATCCCGGCTGGGCGCACCAATCGAGGCGGCCTACGGTGAGCTAACCTCAAGGTTCCCTCAGTGGACGGCAGCGCACCGGGGCGACGGCATAGCATCATTGTTGGCATCTCAGTATGCAGTCGGAGATGAGTATTATCTAAGCCTCTTCCCGAACGGCGTTAACACGAACTATCGCGTCGTGGCTCGCACGTCACTCGTCAAGAACCCAGCCACGGGTGCAGTCGCATGGAACGATAACGCCGCCGCAGTGATCCGGGATTACATGACGCACAAGGACGGTATGCGCCTGCCTGAAAGTCTTTTCACGACGCCAAACGCACAAGCGGGCTGGGTGGCTTCGTATAACAGGGCAGGAGAGGCAATTCCTATTGCTGCTGGCGGCACTGAACCTCGGTATCGTCTGTGGGGTTCATACAGTCTTGATGAGCGTCCGGCTGACGTATTAGGCCGAATGCTGGGCTGCTGTGATGGCAGGCTAGTGCCAACGCCGGACGGTGGCCTTACGCTTGATATCGGCGCATGGGCGGAGCCGACAGTTATCCTGACGGCTGACGCGATCACCGGTTTCAGCGATGTAGGCCGTGGCCGCGACGTGATGACGACGGCCAATACCATCCGGGCAACGTTCCTCGATCCGAACCAAGACTATCAGGCATCCGATGCCGACCCGTGGGCCGATGAGGATGATGTGTCCATTCGCGGCGAGGAGGCCAGAGACGTTCAATTCAACATGGCTCCTTCGCACAGCCAGGCGCGGAGGCTGATGAAGCTCGAATGGTTCCGAGCAAATCCGAATTGGGTAGGGACGTTCAACACGAACCTGCTTGGTCTCGCTGCCTTTGGTGAACGGTTCATCCGCATTCAGTACCCGCTATTCGGCATCAACAGCGTCTTTGAAGTCCTTGATTTCAAATTCATTCTTGGTGAAGGCGGTATATTGCAGGGCGCTACCGTCCAGGTTCAGTCAATGCCGCAAACTGCCTACCAGTGGGATACCTCACAGGAAGGCACAGCTCCGGTATCAGATGAGACCACTTCAGGTGATGACTTGCCGGTGCCGGATGCGCCAGATGTTCTGATCATCGCGGGACCGGCTGCTGAATTGAGCTTCCCGCCAACGGGAAACATCCTGTTGAACTACATGGTTCGCTGGAAAAAAACGGCTGATACCGAATGGCGTGTAGCTGGGCCACTCGAAAACGATGCCGAGAGCTTTGAGACGCCCCCGCTTGCCGCCTTGACTGAATACGAGTTCCAATTGGCCGTTCGCACCCAGAAGGGGCGCATTGGCACTTACTCAGTCAGCACGATCAAAACAACGCCCTGACCATCTCGACAACCTTAGAAATTCACACCCTGCCTTGGCGGGGCGTTTTGCCATGGAGCATTCGCATGACCGTTCGCACGATTGACGATATTTTCCGCGATTTCGTGATAGATGGTGTCCCGGCGACCGGGCCGTTTAACCCATACAAGCCAGACATCCGCGACACGTTGAAGGCTCTGCTGGAAGGTATTTCAACGTTCCCAGACAATCGCGTCATTCGACTAAATAACGCAAATACCGGCACAGCCAATAATATCGTGGTGACGGCATCAGTGGCCATCCCGTCGGCTGCGTATCAGGTGCTGTATATTCTAAACGTCACTCAGGAGAATACAGGACCGGTGACTGTATCGGGGGCTATCAATCGCGATCTGGTCACGAACACAAGCGCTCCGGTACCTGCCGGTTATTTGACGCCTGGGATGGCGGTTCTGTGCATCGATAATGGCTCAGAGCTTCGCATGTTGTCGTATGGCGATGTCGAACAAGTCATTGAGGCGTTAGCCGTCCGAGCTGAAGTCGCAGCAGAGGCAGCAGAGGCGGCAGCAGGGAATAACTGGTCATCTTTCGACACAGTTTCGTCTGTGCTGTCAGCAAATATACCAACACCAGTCAGTTACCTGAGAACCGCTGGATATTACACAGTAGGGGACGGCGGCGATGCGCTGTACAAGCGGGTAACTTCGGAGCCTTCTCATCCGGGAAAATTGCAGTCCGCTGACGGCGCTTGGTGGGAAATTTCAAGCCCACTCAATGTTCGTCAGTTTGGCGCTAAAGGTGATGGAACCACCGATGACGAGCCAGCTTTCAGTGCAGCGGCACTGACGGCCTTATCTGGTCAGGGTGCCGGTATTAAATCTCCTAATATCCCCGCAGCCGAATGGGCAGAGATAGACGTGCCGGAGGGCGCTTGGCTCCTGTCGAATGTAGTGGACACCCAGAATAAAGAAGTTGTTTGGGTGACACATCCCGGAGCAACGTTCCATGGTGCGTCTAATCAGGCAAACAATCTTAATGGTCGGCTTGTTCGACCTGGTGTGAAGATTTACGATTTTCTGAGTGGGATTAAGGACCACGCTGCGACTTTTTCAATCCAAAGCAACAGGCAAATGGACCTGGAGGCGAGTGTTAGCGGCTTCAATAACCCCAACCAACTCTCCGGCACAAACGGCAGCGATAACGTTTCCTTGTATGTCGAAACGTCTGTGCCGGGGGCCACTGTTGGTCGTTCCGCAGTTAGCTCCTATTCATCGACGGGAGCGGTTTTTGCTTCGGCCATGAACGCCAGCGAGAAACGTAAGCTTCGGAAAGGCATGATCATCAGGACACGCCACGCGTCACCTTTCAGAGCTATGCTTGAAAGCTGGACCGATACGACAATAACAGTTTCGGGTGGATGGTATTTGGAAGGTGGTACGACAACGCCTCAGACGCCCACTGGAACCGATGGTTTTGACATCAATGCAGTTCGTGGCGCTTGGGCGATCAACAACAATGTTTTCCTAACAAGCGGCTCTTACGGCAATCGAGCTATCGGTCAAGAAATCGGAGTTCAGAACACAAAGGGTGAAACACAGGGCAACGGTGGAGAAACTTACGTCGTCGGATTGCAGGTAATAAACCTCGCTACGACAGGTTCGTTTATGTGCGAAAGCGCTTATCTCTCATCTGGAAAATGGTACAATGGTTTCCTTGTAACTGGCGGTGAAACAACCCGTGCGTTTGTCTATCGCGGGGGGTCCGCAAATTTAAACTCGCTTTTGGTTGGTTTTAATACCAGCGAACAATCATTCTATAGAGTAACAGGTGCAGGCGGTGTAGAGGCTGGCGGTCTGAATACAGTCCAGACAGTTACTCATGACTTTCACACATCTGGCAATGTGATCGATTATGATAGCCGCATCTCAGCATCAGGCGGCTCTCTAACGCCGGGTCAAGGGAGCTTGCAGGTCTACGCGGTTGGTTTGCGCCCCGGTGAAGACAATATCACAAACCTTGGAGCATCATCGCTCCGATGGGCAACTGTATATGCTGCATCTGGGGCTATCAACACTTCAGATGCCAGAGAAAAAAGCTGGATTGGACCGCTAACTGATGCCGAGCTACGGGTTGCTAGGTCACTTTCCAAGCTTGTAGGTCTCTATAGATGGCGGGAAGCGGTTTCTAGGAAGGGAGATAACGCCCGTAAACACGCGGGCGTAAGGGCACAGGATGTCAAAATGGCATTCGAACAAGAAGGGCTTGACGGTTTTGCCTACGGGGTGCTCTGCTATGACGAATGGGACGAAACTCCAGCCGAATATAACGACGAAGGCAAACTGGTCACACCATATACCCCGGCTGGCAATCGATATGGCATTAGGCATGACGAACTATGGGCGTTTGTTACTGCTGGATTTGAAGCCCGTTTATCTGCTTTGGAACTACCGTCATAGATAGTAAATCGCTACACCGAAATAAATAGCCAAGAACACAGCAGAAAAAACGGCGAGAAATCTCTTCGACAGGTGCGCCGACAGATTTCTCGTTATGTTGTGTAACCGGATGTCTAGCACTCCGAGAAGTGAGGCGAAAACAGTGATGAACAACACCGCGCCGAGAATGGCCGACCATCCAGACAAGACAGTGTGCGTCTGCCTGAAAAAAAGAAGCATTAATGGGGCATGAATGAGATAAATCGCGTAACTCCAATCTCCGAGTTTTTCGAATACAGAGTGAGCTAATCCATGGATCGGCAATTGTATTTTGAGTAGTGCTGTCAATATACTCGCAGTTGCGAACCCTGACAGTACGGTCATCGGCAAAACTGGCTGTTTGGCCGCATAAAGAAGCGCAGTAGCCCCGCCCGCAAGCCAGACTGCCCAATGTATTTTGAATTTCAATGCAACGGGGATCAGCAACCCGAGAGTAAAGCCGATGTTGGCTGGCATTAACGGTAGGTGAATAATGTTCTGGAGTACACCTGAAGGGTATTTGAAGCCGCTAAAATAAATCAAAAGCAGTAACGCCAGCCAGGAAAGTGCCAGAACTGGAATTCTACGCTGCTGTCCTGTCAGTATCATAAAAAAGATCACAATGTAGAAAAGCATTTCATGAACCAAAGTCCATTCAACGCTCAGCGGGTATGGTGTTTTACCAATAGGTATTAACAAGATGGCAACAGGATTGTATGCAGCTCTAGCTGCTGGTGACAGAAGCCAGAACATGCAAAATGTAGCGATTATAAGCGTTGGATAAATCCGGTTGATACGGCGAAAGAGAAATTCTGTTGCGGTTTGTTTGAGAGCGATGCGAGCCATCAAATACCCGGATATGGCGAAGAAGACCGCCACACCCGCTGAACCGTATATCGGCGGGAAAATAAACTCAAACCTACCATCGCCAGTGACGGCTTTGTAGTAGTGTCCGGTGTGGTAGAGCAACACGGCAAAAGCTGCCACAGCACGCGTGTACTGAATATTCGATTGAAAACCGATAGTTGTCTTACTGACCTTCTTCGCCGAAGATTGCGCTAACGATATTTCCGCCATGATCCCGCCCTTTAATGACAACCCGTCTTTGCAATTTTTGGCCCAAATTTTCAATACGACATCGAGAACTAAATAACTGACAGATTGACTGATAACAATCTACTCACAAGCCGCCCACTGAGGCGGCTTTTTCTTTGCCGAAAGAAGAGATTGGTATCGCTGATTTCGCTGGGGAATGAGCCATATCGAAACTGCAAAAGAAAAACCCCGGACTAGCCAGGGCTGTTTGTCAGCGAACTTGCAATACCTCGCCTGAATACCGGTCGATGACTACCCGCATTTCATCATCGTAACGGTCAACTCCGCGGACGATGTAGACATTGCGTCTACGTGACACGCTGTCGATTTCGTCCATACCTTCTCTCTGAGCGATGCGTGCTGCACGTCGTTCGCTGATACCTTCGCGATATCGCGGGCGATCACTTTCGGGTTCTAGTAAGCGAATGCCGTTCGGGCCGATTTCTATGCTCTGTGCATGTACAGGAAGGGCGGAGGCCAATACGGTTATCAGTGCTGCGAAAGCTGCAGATTTGTACATTGTCTATCCAACATTCAGGGATTCATCTCGCCCGCCTATCACCGGCTGGTTATCTACATCGCCTCATGGCCGGCGCAAACTAGCAGGTTGCTCAATTACGCTAACAAAGCGCATGATCCCGTGATGTCTTCAAGGCAGTCGACCAGACCCGCATTCCTGGTGGCGCTCGACATACTTCCGGTTCAGCAAATCGACAGCCGCCCTGGCATCGCTCTCGCTGAGACCGGACTGTTTGTGGCCCTCGATAGAGACAATCTCGCCGTTGAATACGTCATAGACGCACCACGTCATGTCGCTCTCCCGGCGCATGTCGAAACCATTTCTAATCATAGCCATTCCTCCGATGATCAGATTAACGGCATCGGAATAACGAACGGGAGCCACTTCCGTTCGATCAATTGGCATTACGCTTCAGAACGATCCGTGCGCGCGTAGCACTGATTGAGCTGCCAACTCCATTACAGGACATCCCCATGAACAAAACAACGTTCTTCGCGTATGCGAGGCGCGCGCCTTTTGGCGGGCGCTTGAGCAAAGCGCAGGTCGACGGCACGTCGGCAATACTGGCTGAAGCTGAACGCCGAGGCCTGCCTGACGAGCAGACGGCTTATGTGCTCGCGACGGCATTCCACGAGACTGGCGGCAAGATGCAGCCGATCGAGGAAAACCTGAACTACACGTCCGCCAGCCGCATCAGGCAGGTCTGGCCCAGCCGATTTAGCACAGTAACCGCCGCCCAACCTTATGTGCGCAATCCGCAGGCCTTGGCTAACAAGGTCTATGGCGGAAGGATGGGGAACACCCGCCCGAACGACGGCTGGCGGTTCCGTGGTCGCGCCTTGGTCCAGATCACCGGCAAAGACAACTATAAGAAGTACGCCCTTGGCGATAACCCCGACGCCGCGCTGGAGATGGCCACGGCTATTCGCATCCTGTTCGACGGGATGATCAACGGCAAGTTCACTGGCAAGAGGCTGGCTGACTATTTCGGCGCCGGCAAGGAAGACCCTGTAGGCGCCCGCGCTATCGTCAACGGCAGCGATAAGGCCAGCCTCATTGCCGGTTACTACCGCAACTTCCTCGACAGTCTTGTAGCTGCCCGTGAAATGAAACCGGCCGTCGCAGAAGACGCAAAGCCTGATGATGTACCGCTGCTGCAGGACAAGACCGTTCAGACGATCGTCGCAGGCACGGGTGGCACGCTTGTTACCGGCCTTATCGGTGCGGTGAGCAACCCGTGGGCGTTCGCAACTGTCGCGCTCCTGCTGGTCGCTGCAGGCGCTGGCTTCTGGCTTTGGAAGAGCGGCAGGCTCGAACTGAAGAGGGTGGCGGCGTGAGCCTCAAAAGGATTGCCATTGAATATGACAGCGGCGCGGGAACGGCCACAGTGCGGATCGATAAGGGCTCGCAGCAGTGGGACCACGCTAAACTCAGTATCTGCGATGCCACCGAAACTCGCGACGGCTACCTGCTGCCGATCTCAGGACAGCGGCGGGCGCTGATTTTAACAGGAGTGCCAACATGACCTGGCTCCTAACCCTGCGCTCCAAAATCACAGGCTGGGCCGTGGCTATCGCTGCGGCCCTTGCAATTCTGGCGGGTGCTTACCTCAAGGGCAGGGCAGATAACGCTACAAGCGCAACCGCCGACCGGCTGAAGGCTGCCAACAAAGCAAGGAAAATCGAAGATGAAACCAGCAAGCTTGGCGGCGGTGATGTTGACGTTGCTCTGTCTCGGTGGATGCGTGACATCCGGTAGCTACTGCGACGTGGCGCGGCCTGTCCGACCGAGTATCGAGGACAGACTGACCGACGGCACGAAGCGCCAAATTCTCGCGGAGAACACTAAACTGGAAAAGCTATGCGGGGTGAAGCCGTGAGCGCGCGAATGTGGCTGGCCTGCCTGTGGCTGGGTGTGGCAGCAAGGGGGATTATTGGATGACCGGCGCTGAAATCATGGCCGTTGTCGGCTTTATCGTGATGCTAATGGGCTTTCTGTTCGGCCTCTGGAAATACGTCGAAAACCAGATCGCGAAAGCCGAAACGCGCAACGCTGCAAAAGCTGACGCTGCAACGGCTCTTGCCGGCCTGACGCGGCAGGAGCTTTCCGACTACAAGCTGCGTGCGGCTGAGACGTTCGCCACGAAGGCAGGCATGCAGGAACAGACGTCCCAGATCATGCGAGCCATCGAAAGTGTGGCGCACCGTATCGACGGGCTCACCGAGCGGATTGATAACATCATGGCGACGAGGACGACGCGCACAAGAATATAGGCGGCATTCGGGCCGCAACAGACTGCCCGCTTCGGAGGGATTTCCCTTATGCAAGCGAATAGAACCAAATAACCGGCGCGACGATCAGGATTGCCAAGCCGCTCCAGAAGGCGCGCCAGCCCACGCTCTTCGTTCCCAAGAATGCCGTGATGACTATAGCCGCCGCTATCATCGCGGTAATCGGCCAGTAGATTGACATATAGACGAGGACGGCAACCCACCAAGAAATTGAAATCATGCGCGCTTGTAGCTGGTGAGCGGGGCGTCGGCAATATCTAGCGGTGACGAGGGCTAAGCGGGGAGGTAATCGCCCGATTCAGAATGAGACCGAACCACTTCTGAGGCGTTATGTTGTAAAAAGCTGATGGATGTTAAAATATACAGATCAGCCGAAGTTGCGTGCTACGAAACGAGACGCGAGTTTCGTAGCACGTTGGACGAAATCTTGTCCACATGGTATAAACAGATATCAACAAGGGATTCGTTTTACGAAGCTGATCATGGCACGAATTAACGACGTAGCTGACTATATAGTTATGAAGCTGCACAGTGGCGGAGTGTTTGTGAATGTTCTTAAACTTCACAAATTGCTTTATTACGTCCAGTCGTGGAATCTCGCCTTTGGTCGCGGGCCTCTGTTTGAAGGAAGATTTCAAGCATGGGTCCATGGCCCCGTCAGTAGAGATATCTATGATCGCTTCGTAGGCGAAAAGACGATGTATTCAGCGCTTTCGTCAAACGATATTCGTGGAGATTTCTCAATTAAGGACCTTACCGATCAAGAGCGTGCCCACATTGATGCTGTTCTTGAGGTTTATGGTGATTTTTCTGGAGATCAGCTCGAGGAGATGACCCATCAAGAGGAGCCATGGTTGGAAGCCAGAGGTGGGCTGCCAGGGCATGTGCGTTCTGAAACGTTGATCCGGAATGAAACCATGCAGAGTTTTTACGCCGCTCGTTTAAATGGCTGAAGACCTTTTAAATGAAGCCGCGACTTGACCCTTCGATAATCCCAGCGAAATCGGAACGGCCCCAGTTGGGGCGGTCGGTGCCGGCAAAACAACAATGGACGTTCTCGTTAAAATATTGGCGAGAAATTGATAATTTTGGCCTCGGAGACCAGAGGGGCAGCTGGTTTGTGTCACTTTGCGGTCGCCTGGCCGATTTGTGTGGCATGGAAGTTGAGGAGTTCATAAAAGACACGTCGGCGAGGGATAATTTTCGCTTTCATGAGATAGATTGGGAGGCCAAGAATATTCCATTGCGACGCCAGGATTTTGACTGGATTCCAAAAGAATATCTGAATAACAATGAAGAATACCCATTCTTTCAATTTCACGTTTCGAAGGCAATGGGCCGAGTTGTGGGTTTTTTCGACGAAAGAAACACGTTTAACGTTTTGCTTTTTGATCCAAATCATAATATACAGCCGTCGAAATATAGTTCCTATAAAATAAGACCGACTAGTGTTGGGCAATGTAATTACTCTATTCTTTATACCGCGGCGTCACGTCTATCACATCAATGCTCGAATCAAGAATGTTCACTGCCAGAGAAGTTTGAAACTAGTGTGTCGGCCTGTCTGAATGATTTGAGTGGCGGCATTGTGATCTGCAGATTGACCGACGAATATCATGAAAAACTTCGAGAACTTCGTGAGAACGGTAAAATTAGCAGTATTGATGAGATCATCGAACTCGGATTAATATCGCTGACTTAGCGATCATAAGATGATCAAATCAGCATTCGCCACCGTCTAGACTGATCCCCAATCATTTCCATTAACACCACATTTATCGAGACATCCCATCATTCCTTCTGCGCCGCTCACCACGGTTACCAGGTCGGCGCCGGTCATTTCGTATCTTCTAACTGAAATTCCCGCCTGACCAGATCGGCAATATTCTCACGCCAGTTGGGATCAGTTGCTTGTATCTGGCGCACCAATTCCGCTTCCAACCGAATGGAAATACTGAGCTTTTCAATCGGATTTTTCGGGCGCCCACGGCGCTCACGCCTCCGGTCTTCGTTCATTGATTACTCCTCTTCCAGATCCTCAAAACAGAAGCTGGGAGATGAACCTTGCCTGAAGGTTACGCGGCGTCTTTCCCATTTCGCGCTTGACATCTCATTCCGAGACTCATTCTCTTTTCACTATCGGACGACCAATCCGCGCCGCGAGTCGGCTACCAACCAAACACGAGGAGACTGTATGTCCCATGACAGACAGGGCGCGGGTGCGCCCATCGTTGTTGATGTCGCGCTGGCGATGAAGCAACTGGAAGAAAACCCAGACTTGGCCGCCAAGATGAACGAACTCGCGTTCGGACCGTTCGCGGCGAAACAGCTTGCCGATCGCGATGATCTTATTGAGGAGCTGGTTGAAGCTCTGGAAGCCATGCGCGCCGAATTTCGCGCCGCCGACCTGCCTTATGGAAGTAAGGCATACCTACAGGCGGGTGAAGTCCTATCAAAAGCACGAGGTGAGGGATGAGCAAGATCAAGACAGGCGGACCGGCATTCCCGCTCGCCGTTGAGACGGGGCCGGATTTCTACGGGCGCAAGTCGCACAAGGTCGAGCAAGGCGCGACGCTGCGCGACTACTTCGCTGCGAAAGCGATGAGTGCCATACAGCAACGTGGATTCCAAATGTTTGAGAAGCACGAAGAAGACTTGACCGACGAGAACATCGCCCGCGAGGCATATGCACTAGCCGACGCCATGCTTGCGGCAAGAGGACACTAGATGAAGCTTTCACACGAAGAACTCCTGCGGCGCGCGGAGGCTTACCGCGAGCACGGCACGCTGGTTAAGGCTGCCGCTGCGCTCGGTATAAAGAAGTCGGCGTTCCACGAGAGCATTAAGCGGGCGGCTGAGATTGGGTTATTGGGTCCGTCACCGACATTGCCCGGCTATGCGATCAAAAGCCTGACCGAGACGCCGAACGGCACTTACATGCGCCAGACGAAAGAGGCTGGCCCGGCTTACGAGCCAACGGCTGGCCTTGCCGTCAAAGGCAAGACGACGCTCGTTAATGCCGAAGGTCGGGTGATTACGCAGCACATCATGGAGCGGGCAGACGCCAGCGCACAGCGCGAGGCACTCGATGCTATGGTGGCAGCCCTATCCGAAAGCCTACCGCGCGTTAGCATCATACCAGCTCCGCGAGGCACTAATGCGGAGTTGCTCAACTTCTTTTGTTTAACAGACGCCCATTTTGGGATGCTGGCATGGCGTGAAGAAACCGGCGCCGATTACGATATCGAGATTGCAGAGCAGCTTGTTACGGACTGGTTCGCTGCCGCGATTGATCTTGCGCCTGACGCGCATACCGCCGTGCTGGCGCAACTCGGCGACCTCGCTCACTACGACAGCATGGAAACGGTCACGCCTGCCAGCAAGCACGTGCTGGATTCGGACTCACGCCTGCAGAAGATAATTCGCGTCATCATCCGGACGGTTCGGCGCGTCATTGACATGTTGCTGCAAAAGCATCAGCACGTGCACATCATTATGGCGCAGGGCAACCACGACCCAGCCTCATCGGCTTGGCTTCGAGAAATGCTTGCAGCTATGTATGAGAACGAGCCCCGCATCACCGTCGATAACTCGCCCAGCCTTTATTACGCTTACGAGTGGGGCAAGACGGCGATATTCGCACACCATGGCCACAAACGAGGCGTCAATAATGTCGATGCGACGCTAGCTGGCATGTTTCGCGAAATGTACGGCCGGAGCAAATATGCCTATGCGCACATCGGCCATTTGCATTCGGACGAGGGACGCAAGTCCGGACTAATGTATGTCGAGCGCCACGAAACGCTGGCGGCTCCAGACGCATATGCTGCTGGCGGGGGCTGGCTTTCAGGCAGATCGGCGAAGGTTATCACCTACTCGAAGCTACACGGTGAAGTTTCCCGGCTGACGCTACGGCCCGAAATGGTCAAGGGCGCGGCGCGTATGCCGGTGGCCGCAAATGATAACGTAGCGAGAGAGAGGAGGGTGGCATGATTAAATGGCTGCGCGATGTGCTTGGCATCAATGCATACGAAATTGCGTGGGACTTCAAATCCAACGGAGTACATCTTCAGGGCCGCCACGATTTTCGGCATCTCGGCGGCATGACGAAGAATGTGGCTATCGAAACGGTTAGAAGCATGAACCGCCTTTACGGGGAAGGCTCCCATTGGATCGAGCTAATCCGTCGCTAACCAACCACCGCTCCGCCCACCAAGCGGCGCATTCACCACAAACACGAGGAGAGCAACATGCTTGAAGAGGCAGAAGACCGCGCCGCGCGAGCGGCAGTTGAAGGACGGCAGAGGAGGACAGGCAGGACAGTTATAGGCTGTGCGCCAAAACCTTATAACGACAACGAGCCGGTAACCAGAGTGACGATAAGGGCAGGACAGCTATACATCGGTGACATTCCCGTGCCGTATCCAGTGCCAGTTGCCCATCAGCCCGCGCGCAAGCAGCTCGTCATCATCGAAAGCCCCTATAGTGGCGACGTTGCGCGCAACACCGATTATGCTCGCGCTTGCCTTCAGGACAGCTTGCGCCGGGGCGAAGCGCCGATTGCGAGTCATCTACTGCACACGCAAGTGCTGGATGATATGCGGCCTGATGAGCGAGGACTCGGCATTGAGGCTGGCCTTGCATGGTATCGGGTGGCGGAGAAATGCGTTGTCTATGAAGACTTCGGTATGAGTCGAGGCATGGCGGAAGGAACGGCGCGAGCGTGTAGCCATGGCGTGCCGGTAGAATTTCGGCGGTTAGGGGCTTGGAGGGATGCGGCGTGACCAACTTTCACGTAGGCCAGCAAGTCATCTGCATCGACGCCAAGGTCGGCTTTGAGCAGTTCATCGAGATCAAGGAAGGCGAGGTCTACACCATAAGCTGGATCGGACCCTTCGAGCATTACACGCAGGGTAGCTACATCGGCGTTCGTCTGAAAGGCGTCGATCGGGGCATCTGCCCGCAGTTCGGATATGACAATCCGCCGTTCGCTGCGCGTCGGTTTCGTCCGCTTGTTCGCGATAAGTTGCGGTCAGTTCGCGGACTACTCGCAGGTGGACCGGTGACTGAGAAGTTCGAAGAGCCGAAACGGAAGGTGAGGGAGGAAGTCTAATGGTTCCAGACGCACGAATTGACCGCGAGATTGCTCGAGGCGAACTGGGTTCCAGCAAGCAACCCATGCCAAAACCGATTCACTTAACCGACTTGGGGCTACGCGCAGCCGCAGCGCCTGTCACCTCCGACGGCGGCAGCACGAGCTATTACGAGCTGCCTCCCCATGCGACCGAGCTAAACGACCTGATCGAGCACAAAGGCATGTCATTCGCGCTCGGCAACATCTTCAAGGCTTGCTATCGGTTCGGAGAAAAAGACGCGGCCAGTCGAATGTATGACCTTAACAAGATCATATACTTCGCGCAGAGGCTTAAAGCGTTGGAGGATAGGCGGGCCGCCTAAAAAAAGAACCCCGCAGCGAAAAGCGCGCGGGGGTAAATGGGAAGGTCTTAAATGCCTGCCCTAAAATTTTATTAGGTAAAATGAGAAAGTAAAAGAGCCGCTCAATGGTGGCGGCCCTTCTCAGCCTGCTCTAGCCGTGCAAGTAGCTCAGAAAACTGATCCTCGTTCTCATTTGAAAAGGCCTTCATCAAGCGCGCTTTTAAAGATTCGGCGATTGCTTCTGCAGACTGGTGAGTTCCTGGTATCCCGCGAGATGCTCGCCGTGCATTATTATGATGGTTTTTGGGTTCTGTCATAGTCTAGGCCTTTTTGGGTTTCGGCTTAACAGGAAAGTGGCGGTTTTGTTCCGCACAAAAAGATATTGGAATATGTATTTCAAAAATACGCCCGACAGATCTACCGACCTGTCGGGCCGCGCTTGGCACAGGGGGGCCTAACCCAGCCTCGCGCTATCGTTCAGAGCGTCTCGGCTAGCCTGAACGATCTCAGTGCCACTGGCAGGGCCGGATTGTCAGTCCGGCCGCCTTGGCGGCTTTCACGAAGGATTTTCTGGCGGTGTTCGGCAGCCCTTCAAGGTCGGCGAGGCAAGCCAGCAAGGCTTCCTCATATTCTTTCCCGCGTCCACTTTCAGGCCAATCGTTCAACAGACATCGCGCTGCTGTCGGGGTGTCAGGTACAACGCGATATTTTCCGATACCGTAAAGCTGGACGTCTACTGGCTTTCCCCAAGGCATATCCCCCTCCCAAAGAACTTGCCCTGCCGAGGGACGAGCAACGGCAGGGCCGCGTCAGCGACAGGTATGGTGCAGGCTGCGCTGGCGCTGTGGCAGTTAGTTAGTCTGTCTCGTGTGAAACTCTACCTTCGATCTTTTGTTCCCGCCTAGGCGAGTGGATCGTATTCAACGGGTTGCGCACGAGCCGTCCGCGTTGGGCCATTGTTGTTGGCAGCTGGACATTGTTCGATTTTGTGGCGTCTCTCGTACCGTTGGTGGGCCAACCTTGCCGATAGCTCACTGAGGTAAGCGTGATCCCTGAGCCCGCTATGGTAAAGCATGATAATGCAAGATGCCAGGTCGGCAGCGGAGTAATCCTGGTCGCTTTCTTCAAGCATGATTGCTGCATTACTGAAGCAGCTACGCATGAAATTCACTTCAATAGGATTATATATGCGGCTCGCTTCGCTAAAAAACGGCATTTTGGTCTCCCTTTAGCTTTCGCTAGTAGAAACCCCCACAACAATCCAATAAGAATGGGCGACCAAAGCTTTTAATACAAATCACAAAACCCCGGACGCAGAAAAAAAAGAACCCCGCCTATTCATGAAATGGCGGGGTGGGGTCAGTGCAGGCTCTCAACGACGCGAATTTGTTTAAGGAGACCTTTTAAAACCAGGCAGCGTCCAGGTTGTTCCCAATCATTCGTTTCGATCCTTGCCGGCGTGTCCTACAAATAGTCCGCGTGACACTTCTTGGATAGCTTTCGCGGCCTCGATGGCTGTCCAGCCGGAGTTTTCAGCTTCTTCAATCAGTTCAACGACGCGGAACGCGATTGCCGTTTGACAGTCAATATTGCGGTCAGGATATTTGCCGTCGCTTTTCGGACCGGAGATTTTTTTTGAACTCGCCATAAGCACCCTTCCTCATTTTTTGACGAAGGTAGGGCGGGGATTGCGAACTTGTAGTGGCGCCTAAAACAAACTCGGCTGCGCTTCCTCGTTGTCATTACTCGGCGTGAGGTCGATCAGATCAGCATCGGGCAGGGGCTTTTGCATTTCCTTGGCTTCGTTCCAGGGAGCGCGTAGCCATGTGTCGATTTCTTCCGTGGTGCGGAGAATGACCGGCATTGCTTTTGGGTGGATCGGCTTCACCACTGCATTCGGCTCAGTGGTCAGGAACGCGAAGATATCGACTTCAACCGGTCCTTCCTTCTTCTTCCGCACACCTTTCCAGCTTGTCCAGATGCCAGCGAACGCAAAGAGCGGCTTCTCTTCATTGAGAGCGAACCAGTGAAGCGGCTTTCGTTTGGTCTTCGGGTCTGGTTCTTGCCCGTATTCTGAGAAAGACGTGGCCGGGACAACGCAGCGGCTTTCGACGCTCTGCCAGCGCCGCCAGTGAGGCGATGTGAGATTGCGGATGTTCGTTACCCCGCTGTCCGCTTCGCCCTTCACATACATCGGAGGCGTGGGCATGCCCCAGCGAAGCATTGCTAACTCTGGCGCATCGCCCTTGATGTTCCGCAAAACTGGCGCTGGATAGTCGGGAAAGATATCCATCTGCGGATTGATGCGGTTCGTCATATCTCCAAACTTGGGGAACAGGCGGCGCATGGCCTCATGTGTCGTTGTGATGTTGTATAGATTGCACATGCGCTCCTCCTCGTAGCAGAGAATAGCGCCGTTATTTCCGGCGTCCAGCCAGCGCATCCTCGCCTTCCTGCTTGTGGGCGCGACAGAACCATAGCTGGCCATTCGACAATTTATAACCAAAGGTTCCCCACTCCTTACAGCCTTTGGCATCACACCAGTGCACAAACAGGCTTCCGGCTTTCGCAACCTGGGCGTTGTCGTTCTTGTATTCGGCCATTCTCACCTCGGCATCTTCGTAATTCCAAACTGCGCATCGCCCTTTGCTGTGCATGCCTTGCATCTCAGGCGTCCATGTAGGTCGATGAAGAAGGTATGTGTTCCAAACTTTCGAAGAAGGATCATCCGATCTACCGATCCGATATGTCCGCAGCGACAGCAATAACCATATAGTTCGTACCACTGGACCAGATCCATGATCCGTGTCGACGCTGGCATTTCTCGCAGAAAAGGAGGTCGTATTTTCATCGATCAAAATACGTCTCCCACGGCTTGGATTTCTTGTCCGTCGGATCGTAAGGCACGCCGCCATAAAGCCGAATGAACTCATGCTGGCCTTCCATCGTCGCAAATTTCACGATCGAGAAATGGTATCCTTCATGATATTGGTAGCCATGCAGGTGATAGGCGCCCAGCCGATGTTCATCAGCGATCACTTCCAAAAGCCGTTGGCGTAATTCGTCTGTCAGATACAATACGACCTGAAACGGGTAATGCTTATTAATCAGGGTTTTCGGCGGTTCGCCGCGTGATCTGCCGCTCATTTCACGAAGACAGTCGGCTTCCATCCTCGGGTATAGCCATGACTGACAGCCATACTGGCTATGGCGACCTCTTTAACGAGAAAATCCCGATCTTTGAGAAGCGCCTCTATCGCGGCTCGCGCATCGCCCTTGTGGTAGGCGAGAACCAATTCAATTTCGTCGTCGTATTCATTTTCCTGCGCAACCGCACTCATTGTTCTGCTCCGTTGAAGCAGACACACACGCCACCAAGCATGTCTGGATTTCATCAGCGCCGCCCGCCGATGTTCCTAAAATGTTCTTGTTTGAGGGGAGAGTCAATCGCGAACTCAGCGCTGTGGAAACTTATGGGATTACCTGTGGATTTCCTGTGCGCATTCGCGGGTTTATCGAACCAAAACCTTCTCCCATTTCCCATCGCCGAACGGTTTGCCGCCATGCCGACGCATAAATGCGCTCATGCACCTTTCGGTAGGAAAACTGAAAACGCAGAAATCAATCCCGGACTTGCGGGCCATACGATGAGGCAAGCGAGCGCCAAGGCGATCAGCATCACGATGCACCTCGCGACGTGCAAACTTCAAGGCGTAAGATTCGGGGAGTGCGACCTGGAACGTTTTCAT